GCCGAGGCCGCGAAGAACGCGGCCATTGGCTTCTTGAGCCGTTCCGGCGAGATCGACGGGGCCGGTGATCTCGACATCCCCTTCTGCTCGAAGCCCAACGGTTGCGAGGGTAGCAGCATGATACAGGTGGACGCCGAGGACTGGACCCATCTGGACGCGGACGACCAAGTGCGCGTGGAGGACTGATCCGTGAGTTACCTGGTGACGTTCCACTGCGGGGCGACCATGACGGTACGGTCCAAGCCGGACCCGCGCAAGCACAAGGACGCAAGACCGTCCGACCTGCGACGCGGGATGTTCCGTGTCGTAACGTGGTCGCGGCGAGACCCCAAGCCTGGGGGCCGGCCCAAGACCGAAGAGGGCTTGCGGGTCGACTGCTTGGGCTGCCGGTGCCGGCGCAAGGCGGGCCGCCAAGAGTACCAGTGTTTCCCGGACGACTACGAGAAAGAGAAGGACGGCAAGTACGCGGGCAAGCGCTTCCATGACTTCGCTGTGCGAGTCGTGGCCTGCTTCCCGTTACGGTTCGAGAAGAAGGAGGGCTGACATGGCGAAGGTGACGATGCGGTTTCTCAAGAAGCAGTACCCGAGGCTCTGGAAGGAAGTCGAGCGCCTCGTTGCGGACGACCTGGGGTACGTGCTCCGGCCCGTCAAGGGCATGACAGACGCGCAGAAGAAGCGGCTGTGCAGCATCATCGGGCACAACGCCGCCTTCTACGCCTGCGACGCGCACCACTTCGGGGTGGAGAAGTGATTCTCTCCATCGACGCCTACCTGTGCGCCAGCGAGTCCTGCTGGGCGGACGCGCACATGGTGATGGGTTCGTGTATGAGGGCCGGGGTGCCGTTGCGCATCCTGCCGTTCTCGTGGCTACAGAAGGGCGTGCCGGACCATGTGGGCGGTGCGGCCGCCTACCTGCCGGTGGACATGACCGAGTTCCGGGCCGTCGAGGTCCATCCGCCGATCCTGGTGGTCAAGCGGGTGGTCGGCGGCCAGGGCTTCTCGGGCCTCCACTCCACGCAGACCCTCTCCGGCGACTGCTGGCCGGAGCTTGACAAGGAACTCGCCGCGCAGAAATCCGCACAATCGGCTTGACTTCGCTCCGCGCGTGAGGTATTTTGCATGTGCGGACCAAGAGGACTTCGGACATGGACAGAGCAGCCGTTGCGCGAAGAAACCCGAGAGCCTCGCTCTTGGTCCGCACCTTCCGCGCGGCTGCTCTGCCCGTGACCGTAGGAGGCTGACATGACCAAGACGATCCATGCATGGCACTTCATGGCCGACCACGACGACAAGCCCGTCCTGCGCGACGGTCGGCCGTGCCCCGCCAAGGGCGTGACTCTGCGGCACTACGGCGCGCTGGGCATGTGCTCCGCCGGCTACCACGCCAGCCGGCGCGCTATCGACGCGCTGGGCTACGCGCCGGGGCCGTGGGTGGCGCGGGTGCGGCTGGGCGGCAAGACGATAGAGGACGCCAACAAGGTATGCGCGGAGACGCGGACGGTCATCGCCGGGCCTATCGACGCAACGGCTATCCTCCGCGAGTTTGCGGCGGCCTGCGCGTATCGGGCGCTGGAGCGGCACGGCGGCGGGCTGACCGAGGATCAGCGAGATGCCTGCTTGTGGGCCTGCGACCTCGCCGCCGCCATGGCGGCCGGCGCGAACATCCCCGATGAAGAACGGGCGGCGGCCGGGGAGGCGGCCTGGGCGGCCAGGGCGGCCGGGGAGGCCAGGGCGGCGGCCTGGGAGGCGGCCTGGGCGGCGGCCGGGGCGGCGGCCGGGGAGGCGGCCAGAGAGGGGCAGAACGCCGAGCTGGAGCGGATGCTGGCGGAGGCCGGGCTGTGACCGGCGATCAGCTTGAACTCTCCTGGGCGTCCTACAAGAAGCACGGTCCGGAGACCTCGCGGGAGGCGGCCATGCTGGTTGAAGGCTCCGGCAAGGCCGCCGGTCAGCGGCGTATGCTTTGGCGTGCGGTGACGGTCCATCCCGGCTGCACCGCCCCGGAGATAGCCGCGCTCATCGGCATCGACCGCTACGACGCGAGCCGCCGCCTGCCGGAGCTGCGCGACAAGCTCCACGTAGTGCGGAACGGTGAGGCGCGGGTGTGCAAGGAATTGGGAACGAATCAGAATACGTGGTGGGCGGTCGAGGACGCCCCGGCGGATTTCGGCAATGTGTGGGACGATTGAAGTGACCGGGTTTGGCTGGCGCGGCGGTGTGCGGGTGCAGGGCGGTGGTGCGCCACCATACGTCCCGCTACGTCGGCGCAAGCGTCGGGTGCGCGAGAAGCCTGCGGCAGCCCGGCCGCCAGCCTACCGGATTGAGGAGTGAGCCATGCGCATAGACGAAGACCCGCCGCAATTCAAAGTTGACGACCTGCGCCTACGATTCCGCCTGTGCGCGAAGCTGTCTGACGGCGACCACACCAGCGTAGTCCAGGACATAGACGTGGCGTGCGAGATGCTGCGCGAGTGGGCGGCAGAGCGGCCACATGACTCGCCGGGGGACATCGACCGCGTGTGGATTGAGTCCTGCTGGATGAGCGAGGCGGAGGTTGACGCTCTGCCGGACCTGTGAGGAGTGAGCCATGATGCTGATCGTGCTGCCCATCGAACTGAAGCCCGGCCCCGACGCCGACCGCATCTTCGCGGAGGTCAAGGACGCGATTCGCGCCGCGGCGGACACCTACAGCCGCAAAGACCCGCTGGGCGCAGACCTGGAGGCGCTGGCCGACTCCGCCCGCCTGCTGGATATGGAGGCGGAACGCTTTGGTGCCGAACAGCGATGCGACTTTGACCAGGAGCGCACCGCCGGGTTCTTGGCCGCGCTGGAGCGCATTGCGGGAGGTGGGAAGTGAGCAAGCAGAAGATGGAGCGGTGCGCGCTGTGCGGGAAGGCGCCATTTGTCGGGAGCCTGACCGGCCTGCCGCAGAATCAATCGGTTGGATGCCACACACACGGATGCGCGATGGGGCACGTCTGCCGGCTGACCCGGTCTGGATGGAACGCGCTCAACCGCGCAATCCGCATCCCCTCCTGCCGCAAGGCCCGCCGGCCGGGGCGGGTGCTGGGCGAGGTGTGGGTGTGCGCCGGTCGCGAGGCACTCTGCAACTTTGTGGCCTGCGACGAAGCCACCCGCAAGCGGTTTGGTTGCCGCCACGTCGAGGTCGGCGAGGTGCAGAAGCGGAGGGCCGGGCGATGAACGAGAATCAGGACACCCCACGCTGGAGATGCACGGTGTGCGGCCAAGTCGGCAGTGTCGGCCGCTGCTGTGGCTGTGACACTCGCGCGCCGCTCAACGAGGCCGCGCGCGTAGAGGCGGAGGCAGAGGATCGCAGGAAGCATGAGATGGAGGCTGGGCGCGAGTTCCGGACGACAGCGGTCAGCAAGCAGAAGGCCGGTACGCTTGGCGTCCTGGCCGGCGAGAAGGAGGCCGGGCGATGAGCGACGAATTGGCAAACATGGCGGAAGCCCTCATGGATGCTGTCTGCGACGGCGGAACCGACGAGGCCACCTGTGGATTCTGTGGCCAGAAGTACGGGGACACGGGCAACTTCGATGACTCGGTGAGCGTCGGCTATCTCGCAGGCGTTCGCGTGGTTCATGTCTGCCGATGCGAGGGCTTTATGAAGTACGCCAGATTTGTGTTGGCGCATCGGCACCAACTATCAAGCGCGCTTCGCAGCTTCGCCGCGGAGCAGGTGCGCGACGCAGAAAGGTTGTCGAAAACGATTGAGGAAGCCGGGCGATGAGCGACATGCTCCCGAGACGTTTTGAAGCTAACGGCGTGATGTGCGTGTGGGAGGAGGACTTGCTGAAGGCCGAGGCCGAGGTCGCGCGGCTGACGGAGCTGCTCCGCGACGTGGCCACCAGCGGGCAGGTCATGCCCGACCGCCGGATGCATTACACCGAGGTGCAGATCGACTGGCAGACGTGGGACGCGCTGGAGCCGTACAGAAAGCCCTTGACTCTAGGGCGCGGGTGAGGTAGAATACCGATGCCGAACGAGGGGACTCAGATGGTAGACCAAGCCGTGTCCGCACTGGAGAAGACGTGGGCCTCGTCCCTCGTTCGGCGCTCCATGCGGCACGGCTTGGCCTGCCTTCTGTGGAGGCGCTTCCATGTCCACCTATTCTGAGAAGCTGAAAGACCCGCGCTGGCAGAAGAAGCGGTTGGAGGTTATGCAGCGGGATGAATTCCGGTGCGTGGAGTGCGGTGCCTCCGATCAGACGCTGAACGTCCACCACGCCTACTACGTCCGCGGCCGTGAGCCCTGGGAGTACCCGGACGAATCCCTGCACACCCTGTGTGAACCGTGCCACGAGACCCGCCAGGAGGCTACCGACGAGCTCCGCGAGAAGCTCGGGCACCTGTCCACACGCCAGATTCGATGCTTGATCCCGTGGGTTGACGTGCTGATCCGGGCGACATGGTGTTTCATGGCCGACAACGGCGATGCCCCGGACTGTGTGCTGGACGCCTTCGCCGAGATGAGCGAAGTGGTGGCGAATAGGGATGCGGTCCAATGAGCATCCAGCGATTCATCTACCCGAGCATCTGGCGGGATGAGCGTTTCTGCTCGCTTTCGGACAAGGCCCGGCTGCTCTACATCGGCGTCATAACCACGTCCGATGACTACGGCCGCAGACGCGCAGAGCCGGAGCTTTTGAAGGCAGATGTGTTCCCACTCGATCGAAAAATGACACTTCGGCGCGTGATTGTTCTCAGAAATGAGTTGAATGCAGCAGGGTTGGTGAGAGTGTACGGTGATGGTCACTACATGGACCTGCCGAAGTGGAGCATGTATCAAAAACCTAAGTACCTCAAGCCGAGTAAGATACCGGAATTTTCGGCCCCGGACCCGGGCGGAACCCGGGCGGAACCCGGACCGAATAAGCCCGGGACCCGGGCTATGGGTTTGGGTTTGGGTTCTGAGTTGGGTTCTATTCTTCCTTCGGAAGAGAAGCCTTCGGCTTCTGTGGTGCGCAGGAAGCTCTCCGAATCGGGCTCCGCGGTCCACCAGTTCCTCGGGCATTTCGCGGAGGCGTTCGAGAAGCATGTCGGGCGGAAGTACATGGTCAAGTTCGGCAAGGAAGGCAAGCTGGTCAAGGAGGCGCTGAAGGTCTACCCGCTCGACGAGCTTGACGGGCTGCTGGCCCAGTGGTGGGATACCGACACGGACTTCATCCGCGAGGCCGGGCGCTCGGTAGGCGTGTTCCTGTCGCAAATCCCGAAGCTCTTGAGTGCCTTGCCACCGCTTCCCGACCCCGACGCGATCCCGGCCGAGACCCCGCAGGCGGTGGTGGACGCCTACGCGGCCCATCTTCGTTCGAAGGGGGTGGCGATATGACCCCGGGCGACGAACTGGAAGTCTACCAGCAGGAGGTGTGGCGGGGCGACGACTTGATCGAGGTCCGGCCGCTGCCGCCGGCCAGCGGGGTGCGGCGCTGGGTGCGGGCGGTGGAGTTGTTCGGACTGGCGAACGAGTTGGCCACCGAGAACCAGTCCGGGGCGAACCTGTACGCCGGGATCATGCCGCGGACGGCAAAAGGGAAGGGCACCGACAAGGACGTGGGGCGCGGGCATGTGGCGTGGGCGGACTTCGACGGCATCACCCCGGAGCGGGCCGGCGAACTGATCCGCTCGGCAGGGATGCCGGAGCCTACGCTGGTCGTGAACTCTGGCCACGGGACACACGCCTACTGGGGGCTGAACGCTCCGGAGGCGCCCGCCGCGCTCTGCCCGCTGGTGGGCGACCTAGCCGCGCTGCTGGGTTCCGACCCGACGGTACGTAACCCGTCACGAATCCTGCGGCTACCCGGCTTTGTGAACCACAAGCATCCGGCCGCGCCGTGCTCGATAGTGGCGCGCACCGGCCGGCGGTACGACTTCCGGGAGTTGCGGGCCTTGGTGCCATGCCAGAAGCAGGAGGCGCCGCCCGTCTCATCCGTACCGCGGGCTGACACCGCCGACCGCGAGCGGCTGTTGCGGCGCGCCGGGCTGTGGACCGACAAGGTGCCCGGGGTGGGCGAGGGCACGCGCAACAGCGAGGCGTTCCGGGTGTCCGCCGCGCTGACCAACGACTTCGGCCTGTCGGCGGTGGAGGCGTGGCCACTGCTGGCCGGGTGGAACGCGCGGAATGTCCCGCCGCTCCCGGAGGTGGAGCTGCGGGAGTGCATCAAGTCGGGGCAGCGCCACCACAAGTACCCGGCGGGGTGCAAAGCCGACGCGGTGCGCCAAGCGGCCCCGCCGCCCCGCCAGGAGATCCGCCACACGGAGCAGCCGGCCGGCGAGTTGGCCCTTGACCTGGAACTTGCAGCGGAACTGCGCGGTGAGCGGCGAGGGATCGCGCTGCCCTGGGACGGAGTAAGTTGGGCGATTGGCGGTTTCCGGCCGGGGACGGTGGTGGTGCTGGGCGGCCCTCCCGGCTACGGCAAGAGCCTGTTCGTGCTCCAGATCGTCATGGCGGCCCGCTCGGCGGGATTCGACTGGCGCCTGCTGCCGATGGAGGGCAACAGGGCGGAGTGGGAACGCCGCGCACTGACGTTCTTGGCCAACACATGGTCGCCACTGGCCGACGACAAGGAGACCGCCGCAGAACGGATAGGCACGCTGGACCAGCACCGTGAGACCATTCGCGCGGTGACAGGCTGGGTTGCCGACAACCCCCGGATGCCGGTGGGCGGAGAAGTGCCGGAACTCGGGCCGGACTTGGTGCTCGACTGGGTGCGGCGGTCGGTGAAAGAAGCGCGGTTGGTGGCGGTCGATCCGCTCGCGCAGATAGACTTCGGCGGGTACGACGAGTGGAAAGCAGAGACGGCCTTCATCCGCAGGCTGGTCGGCATCGCCAGCGACTCGCAGGCGACGATTCTGCTGGTGGTCCACAGCCGCAAGCGGCCGGGCACGAACGCCAGCGTCCAGTTGACGACGGAGGATTTGCAGGGCGCGGCGGCGATAGGCCGGTTAGTGCACACGGTGATGCTGTTGGACAGGCACCCGATGACCGAATCGGAGGTGTACTCCGCCACCGGGCCGAGGCCGGTGAACCATGACCGGACGCTCATCATCGGCAAGACGCGACACGGCCCCGGCCATGGCGGGCGCTACGCGCTGGCCTGCGACACTCCGCGGTTTGTGGAGTTAGGGCTGATTGTGCCGAAGCGTTCAAGGCGCAAGACGGAGAACATCCCGTGAATGACGCCGAGCTGATCGACCGCGTAGCCGCGCGCATGTGGGAGGCGCGCTGGTCCGGCTCGCCGTTCTCGGCGAAGTGGGAGCAGGCCAGCCCGGAGCAGCAGCGGGACTACCGGACGATGGCGCGGGCGGCGATTGAGTGCATACTGTCGGGGGAGGTAGAGGGGGACGAGCTGGCGCGGCGTGGAGGGGCACGCCCGGTCACAGGGCTAGAACCCCTGCCCGGTCATCGACTGGGGATAGAGCCCCAGGCCGGAGAAGCGGCGGCCGAAGACCCTGGCGCCCGCCGGCCGCAAGGCCGGCCCGGTAGAGGGCAAGCCGGCCAGGATGCCGGCCGCCAGCCGTTCCCCTCCACCTACACCCCGAAGGGCACGCCGCCGGTGGTTGACCCGCGCACGCCGGACGATTGGGACGGCGGCGACGTGCCGCCACGCGACGACGACGGGCTGACGGCTTGGGAGCGCGAGACGCTGGCGCAGACGCCCGAGGATGCCGCCGACGCGGCGAGGGAGGCGGGGCGGGCCGCGCTGGCGGACATTGCCGACGATGAGCCCGAGCGCTCCGTCTGCGTGTTCAGCGAGGGCTACAACGCCGCGCTGGAGCGGATTGCGCGTCGCGTCGAGGTCGTTGAGGTGCCGAAGCTGGAGGCCGGGCGATGACCCTCCTCGTCGGCCTCGACCTCGGCCTCCGGGGCGCCTGCTGCCTCGGCGAGCCCGGCGGGCGGCCATCGGTCACGGGCTGGGACGAGGCCGATGCGTGGGCCGTGTGGCTGGTGGCGTGCAGGAGGGCAACCGGTGGCTGAGCACGGATTCCTATTCAAGCCCGAGATGGTTCGCGCGCTGCTCGACGGGCGCAAGACACAGACCCGCAGAATCTGCACGGTGCACAACAGCACCATCGACGGCGGGCCGACCGGCAAGGCGCTGTGGGCGCGGCTGGACTGGAGCGCGCCGCCGGCTTATCCGAAGCTGCCGGCGCCCTACGTGGACGGGTACGCCTCCACGGGCCAATACTGGCACGTCCCGATGCGGCCGCACCCCGCGGACTGTCAGACCGCCGCGGATCTGTGGACGGTCCACCGCGTCTATCCGCGCGTGCAGGTCGGCGACGTGGTGTGGGTGCGGGAGACATGGAGGTCCGAGGTTCAAGATACTGGCGGTATGCCGTCGGGCGCCCACGTTGGCGGCCACGGCATCGCCTACCAGGCCGACCGAGGATTCCGCTTTGAAGACCGCGCGCGCAAATACTGGCCGGAACGGAATGGCTGGCGCTCTGCCATGCTCATGCCCCGCTGGGCCGCGCGGGCGCTGCGGCGCGTGACCGCCATCCGGGCACAGCGGGTGCAGGAGATCAGCGAGGAAGACGCGCTGGCGGAGGGCGTGGACCGGACGAATACCAGCCTGCGCGGGTACGCCACCGAGAGATTCAGGCGTCTGTGGGACTCCTGCAACGGCCACCGCCCCGGCTGCGCGTGGGCGGACAACCCGGCCGTATGGGCGTACTCGTTCGAGAGGGTGGAGGTGCCCCGTGGCTGAGACTCACCCCAAACGCCTGACGCTGAGTATCCCGCCGCCGCTGGAAGACGGCGGGTGCGACGCCGGCTGCCCGCTGTACTACGTCGTGACGATGGAGACGGGGGTGCGCTGGGACGGCGGCCAGCGCGTGCACATCCGCGGGTGCGCCGGCCAGCGAAACCAGATGCTTGGCGCGGAGATGCGCCCCGGGCCGCGGTGCCCGTGGGGGAAGAAGGAGGGCGGGCGATGAGCAAGCTTGAGAAGTGCGCGCAGAGATTGGCCGAAATAGCCGAGCTGATCGAAGCGGTAGAAAACCGCTGCATGGCCGCAGATGGTCCAGTGACGCCAACAACCAAGGAAATCACCGAGGCGGAATTGCGAACCATCTACCGACTGGCAGCGGGCAAGGGCCGCGACCAGCTCCGCAAGGCCCGCCGGCCGGGGCGGGTGCTGGCGCGGGTCTATGTCAATCTGGATGGCGACTGCCTCTGTCACCTGGGCAGATATCGCCAGTGCACATGTCGGACTGCGGACTGTCGCCGCGTCGAGGTCCGCGCGAAGGAGGGCGGGAAGTGATTCTCCGAGACAAGTACGGCTGGCCGGTGGAGCGAATCAAGGGCCGCTGGTTCACGAACATCATCCGGCTGATTCTGCATACCAGTTTGTGGCAGACGTGGAGATTGCGGCGCGGACCTGCGCCGATTGTCCCGGACGCCTACAGCGATGCCGTGTTGGCCAGACACAGGCAACAGCATCCGGAAGTGTTCAGCATTCTCGATAGCTTCAAGCCGAAGCGCAGGGAGGCCGGGCGATGAGCGACAAGACCGAGCGACTGCTTGCCAACCTGCGCGCCGAACGCGAACGCCAGGATGCCAAGTGGGGCGAACAGAATCACCATCCGTTCACATGGCTGGTCATTCTGCTGGAGGAGGTAGGCGAGGCGGCCAAGGCTGCGCTGAAGGGGCGGCCCGTAGAGTACCACAAGGAGACGGTGCAGGCGGCGGCCGTGGCTATCGCCGCGCTGGAGAGTCTGGAGCGTAATCCGGGGCCGTGGCCGGACGTGACGTGTCTACAGCGGCAGTTGGCGAAGGCAGTCCGGCTGGTGGCGCACTACGAGGCCGCCCTCGGCAGAGAGAGCGCCGCGCAAGCCTACAAGGGCGCGCTGGCGGATATGCCCGAGGCCGTGCGGCAGAGCGGTACGGTCGCACCGCTGACGCACACCGAAGACCTGCAATCGTGCCGGGAGCACGCCGCGCTACATCCCGTGCCGGGCGGCAAAGAGGTCGCGCAGTTTGCAGAGGAGCGCGCCGAATGGGCGGAACGGCTGACCGCCGCAGAGCAGCGGGCGCGATATGCTGAGGCGGCGGAGGGATTGCTGAAGGCCGAGGCCGAGCGGCTTACTAAGCTAGCCATGCGCGCGGAGGACTTCGACGCCGGTTGGCTGGCAGCCGAACGCAGAGAACCCAAGCCCGCCACAGCGTCAGCGGACTGGGCCGACGGCTGGGACTACTACAAGGCGCTGGATGAGGTCGCGCGGCTGCGGGAGGCGTTGGCAGTGATTCTCGAACAGTGCAATCGCTTGGCCTGCGAGTGTTACGACGAATACGGCAAGAAGAGACTGCGGCCGTGCGCGGCGTGTGAGATTGAACGCATAGCTAAGGAGGCCGGGCGATGAGCCGTTGCCCCCGCTGCGGCATGGAGTTGGGCGGCTACGCGGTCTGCCCGCCGCACTCCACGGAGACCTACTGCTCGGAGGCGTGCGCCGCGTGCCGCGAGCACGCCGCGTGGCACCCCGTTCCGGGTGCCGCCGCTCCGCCGGACGGGTGGTATCGGCCGCACTCCGGAGTCGCGCCGGACGGCACCCCGTACCAGTGCGTGCTCATCCCGGTCCCGCCCTGCTTCCTGTGGGTGCGCACCTCCCCGGATGGCCCGCCGCGGATGATGGCATGGGACGGCGGGACGATGGGCGGCACGGGTATCCCGGATTGGACGTGCGGCAGCAACCGCGCGGAGGTGGTGGCCTGGCGCCCGGCGCCGGACGGGCCGCAGGACCTCGTGGCCGAGGCCGCGGAGTGGTGGAAGCGGTTTGCCGAGCGGCAGCCGACGGAGCCCGCGCCGTGACCGCCTACGCCGCAGCCTTCGTGGCCGGCGTGGTCGCCGGGCAGCTGGCGCTCCTGGCCGTGCTGGCGCTGGTGTGGGCCAGCAAGCCGCCGTGCCGCTACCTGCGCCTGCGCCACGGGAAGGTCCGGGGCACCGATCAGCTCTACTGGGGCGAGGTGCTGGTGGATGTGGACGCCGCCGGCAAGGTGCTGGGAGTTGAGGTCGTGAGGATGGAGGACTGACATGGCCGAGGAACCGGACCCGGCGGAGGCGTTCGCGCTACATATCCCGGGCCACTGCTACTCGAAGAAGAACCACCGCGAGATCCACAGCAACCGCCGCACCGGCCGGCGCTTCCTGGGCAAGTCCGACCGGCTCAGCGCCTACGAAGAGTACGCCGTCTTCGAGATCCGGCGCCAGTGGCGCGGCCGCCCGACGCTCATGGGTCCGGTGCGTGTCGCGCTCAAGGTCTGGTGGTACAGGGCGCACCCCGACGCGCTCGGCCCGGCCGAAACGGTGTACGACGTGCTGGAGCACGCCGGTGTCGTCAAGAACGACCGCCAGTTGATCCCGTGGGGCACGCCGGCCGTCGAACGGATCAAGGTGTCCAGCCCGGAGGACGAGAGGGTGGAAGTGACGGTGGAAGCAGAGGCTTGACATCCTCCCCGCGGGCTGAAGCCCGGGGGATTCCTCGCGGAAGGAGAGACAGTGCAAGCACTAGCTAACCCTCCTCGGCGGGTTCACGCTTCGACGGGTCTTGCCTGCCCGAGCCGTAGCTCGGACGGGTCTTACGGACCCTCCACGCGCAGTCACCGTGTGTCCCACGGCCAGAATGTTCTTCGCGGCGTTCTCGTCGCGGTCGTGGTGGGCTTTGCACTCGGGGCAGTCCCACTCGCGCACGCTGAGGTCCAGGCTTTCGAGCCTGTGGCCGCAAACATGGCAGGTCTTGCTGCTGGGCCAGAACCGATCGATCTTGACGAACTTCCGGCCGTAACGCCCAGCTTTGTACTCCAGCATGCGCACGGCCATGCCGATGCCGGTGTCAGAGATGCTCTTGGCCAGGCACCTGTTTTGAACCATGCCGCGCAGGTTGAGGTCTTCGACGCAGATCGTGCCGAAGCGTCTGACCAGTCCGGTGGTCACCTTGTCCAAGTAGTCTTTGCGACTGTCGGCTATCCGGACGTGGATGCGGGCGACCTTGAGCTTCTGTCTGCGCCAGCGTCCGCTTCCCTTCTTCCTGCGGGCGAGAATACGCTGGGCTCTGGCCAGCTTGCGCTCCCGACACCGGAAGTGCTTGGGATTGGCAATGCGCTCTCCACTGGAGAGCGTTGCCAGCCGCGAAACGCCGAAGTCAATCCCGACCGCGTCCGCACTCTTCGGCAACTTCTTGACCGCTTCGTCGAGGCAGAGCGTTGCGAAGTAGCGTCCGGCACAGTCCTTGGTTATCGTGACCGTGCTGGGGCTGCTCTCGAACTCCCTGCTCCAACGAATACGCAGTCTGCCGAGACCGGACAGGACGAGATTGCGTTTCGCGGGGTCCCACTTGAAAGCAGAAGTGGTGTACTCCGCGGACTGCGGACCGTGCTTGGACTTGAACGACGGGTAGCGGGAACGCTTCTCGAAGAAGTTGACGAACGCGACTTGGAGATGCCGAAGCGCCTGCTGCGTGGGGACGCAACTGACCTCGTTCAGCCAGGAGAATTTGGGCTCGCGTTTCAAGTTGGTCCAGAGCGCCGAGGACTTGTGATAGTCGATCTTCTTCTTGCCGTTGCGATAGGCGTCCGAGCGAAGACGCAGGCCCCAGTTGTAGGCAAAACGCACACACCCGAAGACCCGGGCGAGCTCTTTGGCTTGCCGGGGCACAGGGTAGAAACGGAACTTAAATCGAGTCTTCACACTGGTACTGTAGCCGGTGTGGGGCGCAAAGTCAAGCCCCAAAACGAAAGGAGGAGTGGCAGCCCTTCCTCTGCCGGGGATGAATCCCCGCAGTTTCCGGGCTGTCCAAACCTATGAGCGCGAAGCCCAAGCCCAAGCCCAAGCCCGCCGCGAAGCCCTGGACCGGCAAGGGCTCGTGGTCGCGCGTCTCCGACCCGGACCGCTACCGGCGGAACTTCGAGCGGATAGACTGGGGCAAGAAGCGCAACAAGCGCAGGGAGACATGACATGGCATGGTGGACGTTCTGGCAGAAGCGGCAACCCGGCCCGACTGCGGCCGAGGTCGGGCGCGAGCTGTTGAAGTGCGGTGTGGAGCCGCACAGGGTCGGGCGCAAGGGGCACGTTGTCACGCTCACGTTGACCGCGACGGTCACGGTCGAGCAGGACGTGAGGCGGACGGCGGCGGTGTGGCTGGACGCCAACGGGACCGCCCTCCGGCTGCTCCGGCAGGCATACAAGGCCCTGCGCGCCAAGTCCGACGACGTGGCGGAGAAGTACCGGACCGCGTTAGGCCCGCCGCCAGACCCGGCCCAGCCTGCGCAGCAGCCTACCGTGGCCGCAGAAACGCTACCCTCCCGGGACGCCCGATAGCCACGAACCGAGATCGTGCGCCCTAGGCGACCACAACGCAACTGGCGGCACATTGATATAAAACCGCATATCGCGCCGCAGCCGCGGCCGATTCGTGCATAAAACCACCGGCCCGGAGCGTTAGTACCTCCTGATCGGGGGGAGAGCGCTCCGGGTGAGTGGCGGGGGATCGCGACCCCCGCCGCCGCCCGTGTCCAGGAGGCACGGTGGGCTGTTCGTTCTGCAAAGCGGTTGCGCCAGTGGTGTTTACCTCGGACCGGTGGGATGATGCCGCGGTCGCACAGCCGACCGGTGACAGCCGCATCGAGATCCCGTCAGGTGCCCACAGCGTGCATCTAGTCTATGTGAGCGCGAAGAACCAGCTGCATGTTGCGATGGACGGCCGCGCTGAGGTCTACAGCACGCCGGACGACGCCGCACTGAACGAGGACGGCGCGCCCATCTACCTGAACTGGTTTGCCGACTATCCGGTGGTCGTGTTGCCCGTACCGGAGGGCGCGACCTACCTGCACATGCGGGCCGGCAGCACCGACGAGGTGTACGCGACGTTCTACGGCGAGACGGTGGAGGAGTGGTGGAGCGTGGCGCGTGGAGTGGCGCCCGCCTTCTGAGAGGAGATTCCGATGGGTTGTGCATTCTGCAAGCCGATGGCCGCGGTGACACTGACCGGAGCGCGGTGGGACGACGCCCCGGTCGGCCAAGACGCGGGCGACAACAAGATTTCGATCCCCTCAGGCGCCCGGAGCGTCCACATCGTGACCGCCGCCACGGCGCTCTACGTGGCGATGGACACGAACGCGAACGCCTACTCGGCCAACGGCGCCACGGCGCTGAACGAGGACGGCGCGCCGGTCTACGCGAACAACGACGCGGACAGCCCGGTCGTGTTCCTGCCCGTGCCGGAAATCGCTACCTACCTGCACCTGAAGGGTGCCGGCGCGACCTCCGTCACGTTCTACGGCTGAGCACGACCGCCGGACGCATGGCCGCCCAACTCTCCGACCGCTCGCCACGGTGCGCGAACTGTGGCGCCGCGGTGGCGCTGAGCAGGGACCACCGAGAGATACTGTGCGGCCGGGCGCTCCAGCGGATCAAGGACTTCTGGATGGGTGCCAACAGTTGGTGCCCGCTCTGGCCCATAGCATCGGTCAAGGTGCCGGCGGCCGGCCAGCCGCGGGCGCCCAAACGACGGGAGGACCGGCCATGACCGCAACCGCAACCGCATCAACCAGTTGGTGCAAGCGACTCACCCCCCAGGGCGACAACCTCCTCGTGGAGCGGGCCGACTCGGCCAAACGCACCGCGGGCGGGATCTGGATCGCACCGGCCCACGAACGCAAGGCCGTCAAGGGCCGCGTGCTGGCCGTAGGGCCGGGGCTCAGGCTCGACGACGGTTCCCGGACGCCGATCGGCTACCTGAAGCCCGGCATGGAACTCCTCTACGCCAAGTATCCCGGGGGCCAGGATCAGGCCCAGTCGGTGAGCAAGCGCCCGGACATCGACGACGACGTGATCCTCGTCCGGGAGCGTGACGTGCTGGCCTACCGCGGGAGAGACGGCTGGGACGCGGCCTCAAAGGCCATATGGTTCCCGTCCCGCAACCGACTGCTGGTCCGCCGGCTGGCCGATCCCGACTACCAGGGCAAGGGGCTCATCCTCCGGACCAACTACCTCGACGCCAAGTACGCCAGCCTGCCCAGCCACGCACGCGAGTACGTGGACTGCGAGCACGAATACTGGCGCGGCCGGATTCTCGCACTCTCACCGGCCGGCTACTACCACGAGCCCAACCGGCGCAACGCGCTCGGGCCGATGCACCAGACCAAGTGCATCGAGATCCCGGTCCGGACCGCGCTGGACTGGGACGCCCAGCCCGGCGACGAGCTCGTCCTCTCCCGCTACGCCGGCTCCCACCTGCCCGACCTCGAACACCTCGTAGACCGCGCCGGCGGCGAACAGGTCTGCTGCCCGCACTACCGCGAGATCGAGGCCCGTTGGACCGGCGGCGAGGCCACCATGAGCCTCGAAACCCGGGTCAGCGTCGGGATCTCGGCCGGCGAGGCCGAGGCCGTCGAGGAGTCAGACGCGGAGGCCGACCGGTGAGCCAACCGGCCGAGTGGCCGGACATCTGCGCAAGGTGCGGTGGCTGCTGTAGATACAAGGCTCAACTCCTGGGAGGCGAGAAGATCCTGACACCGCTCCACTGCCCGCACCTCGACCGGGCCACCCGGCTGTGTCGGGTCTACGAGACGAGGCACACCGCACACGGGGCCTGCATGAGTGCGCGCCAAGCCCTGACGGCCAACTGCCTGCCCGACTCCTGCCCATACGTCAAACGCTACGGCGCGAGAGACTACCGCGGCCCGCGCTCGATGCCCTGGGCTTGGTGGGCGGAACACCGGGAATACCTCCAGGCGCTCGCGGTCAGGCTGGGAGTCGGACCTGCAGAGCTCGCCGCCATCGTGGCCGACTGCGAGGCCGGTCGCTGGTAGCAACGCAACGGGGCGGAGGATTCCCCCCGCCCCGTTCTGGCCGGGCGCCGAGGCTGCACGTAAGCCTAATAGTCGTCCTCGTCCTCGATGTCCACCGGCGCCGCAACCGTCCGGAGCGCCGCGTCTACCTCCAGCCGGCGCAGGATCTCAGGCTGTGTGAGCGGCGCGGAGACCGGCGGTGTCCGGCGCCCATGCTCCCACGAGGCCACCGTCTGCCAGTGGACGCCCAGCAGCCGCGCCGTACCGGTCAGACTCAGGCCGGCGGCCCGGCGCGCCTCGCGCAACCGGGCGGAGAAGTCAGGCCGTTCGCTCGCGCCCATGCTACCCTCCCCTCGTCAGCGTATCCAGCCAGACGCAGACCACCGCGCCGAACGCCAGCACTACGGCCATGAGCCCCAGCAGGGCGGCGAGGTGCAGAGCGGGCCAGCGGTCGGCCCACGTCTCGGCCTGGCTGGGGTCCACCTCCTCGGCGAGGCAGCGCAGGCAGAGCGGGCGGCCGTGGTGGTGGCCGTCGGCGGGCTGGCCGCAGGAGCACCAGGAGCGGCGGGCGATCATGGGCGCACCGTGGCAGGGCGCAGCGAGCGGACGCGCAGGGACACCACATCGCGGGTTCGCCGGAGCCACCGCTTGGCAGCCCACACCGCCCCGCGCGAGTGCTGAGTCCGGTCGGCCCACAGCGTGAACAGTCCGCCAGACGGGCACAGGTCGTATGTGAACGGTACTCCCTCGGCCACGTCCTCGGGGTAGAGCAGCACCGCGGCCACGTCGGCCCAATCCTCGGCGGCGACGTGCGGGTAACGCGCCTTCCAGTCGTCGGCCCAATCCTCGCCATCGCGCGCCGGAGTGTAGGCGCCGGTCCGCAGGTTCACGGTCAGATAGCGTTTCATGATCCACCCTCCTCGGCCCGCGCCAGCGCGGCGAGGTAGCGGCACTGCGCCTCGGCCTCGGCGGCCCCGGCGGCGGCCCAGGCGGCGTCCCAGGCGGCGGCCCCGGCGGCGGCCCAGGCGGCGTCCCAGGCGGCGGCCCCGGCGGCGGCCCCGGCGGCGGCCCAGGCGGCGTCCCTGGCGGCGGCCCAGGCGGCGTCCCAGGCGGCGGCCCAGGCGGCGTCCCAGGCGGCGGCCCCGGCGGCGTCCCAGGCGGCGGCCCCGGCGGCGGCCCCGGCGGCGGCCCGCTCCTCCTCGGGGATGTCCGCGCCAGCCGCAATCGCGCTGGCCACGTCGCAGGCCCACAGGCAGGCGTCCATCTGCTCAGCGGTCAGCGCCGCGCCGTATTGCTCCAGCGCCCGCACCGCGCACGTCGCCGCGAACTCGCGGAGCACCGCGGCCGGCAGCACCTCCTCCCGCAGCACCAGCCACAGGCGGTCGACGGGGGGCACGCGGCGGCAACGCAGCACCTCCCCGACCGTGACCGACTCTCGCCGGCCGAACAACTTGCGCAGTCGGGCCTCGTCGTAGCGGTCGCAGGGGTGCCAGGACAGTATCCGCTCAACAGTGATTCGCATGGTATCCTCCTATTCCTGGGCTTGGGACCAGCCCCGGACGGTCCGGGGGCGCGTTAGGGCGGGAAGTCCCGCCCCCCTCCGCGGCGAGAACGTCCTCTGTCTTGGCTTTCATGGCTGTTTTCTCCTGCCGGCTGTGCCGGCTATTCCTGGCCGTTGGCCTTGGCCAGCGCGGCGCGGCGCGCGGTCAGCCACTCCTCGGCGCCATCGAGGACCACGCACTCCGCGGCGGCCTCGGCCTCCAGCCGGTCCGCGAGGGCGGTAATCTCCTCGTCGGTCGTCTCCGCGGTGATCCCCAGGTCGGCGGCGCATCCGCTCAGCCAGTCGCCGGCGTCCCACAGCCCGGCGCCGTCCGGCAGCGTCGGAGAGGCGGACAGATACCGCTCAATCGCCTCGCGCGCGGCCTGGGCATCGGCGTCCAGCCGGCCGACGTAGTTGTTGCCATCCCACTCCTCCGAGTGCCCCGCGCACAGACGGCCGAGCAGCGCCTGCCCGGCCTCGGACCTCAGCCACTGCACGATAGCCGGGCCGTTGGGCTGGCCGTCGTAGTTGTCCACCGGTATCGTGATCTGCCGGCCGTGCCACTCGGCTACCGGCACGCCCTGGCCCGGGCTGTAGGTCTCCAGCAGACAGCGCCGGGCCTCGGGGTCCAGCCACAACTGGATGCTCGCCGGCGTGCCCGTGTCTCGCCGGTACGGGTCGATGTCAATCAGCTCCAGCCGTCCGATGTCCTCGACGCGGATTGCCTCTGTCGTGGTTGCCATCTCCATCCTCCTGCCGGTCGCCCGGCTCTCGTGCCCTCTGTCGCTAGCAGTATGGCGCCGATAGAGAGCAATGTCAACACCAAATCCCGAAATTCGCACAGGCGCATTCCTGGCGGGAACCTTGATCCCACGCCCACACCCGTAAATACTACCGACTGGCACGTCATAAGTACCAGCGACCCCAACCTAGTGAAAAGTCTCATGTGGTGAAAAGTCTCACATTCCGCTTGACTCCAACACCGACGCGCGGTACAGTACCACCGGGGGCAGGAGGCCGAGGGCACGAACATGATCGCTCCACGGCAACCAGTATCAGCCCATAGCGGTGACAGTGGCGGCAACGGACACGGGAACGGCGAGGCCCGCGAGGACCGCGGCGACAACGGGCAGTTTGCGCCGGGAAACCGTCCCGCGCATACGTTCCCGCGCGGTCACAGGTTCGGCAAGGGCAACCCGCTGGCGGGCCGGGTGGAGAAACTGCGGGCGGCGCTACTCAAGGCCATAGATCCCAAGGACTTTGTTGCGATTGCGAAAACTCAGATTCGCAAGGCGAAGCAGGGCGACACGGAGAGCGCGAAGTTCTTATTCGACCGGGTGTTAGGCAAGGCGACGCAGGCGGTGGCGCTGACGGGCAGCGACGGTGAATCGCTGGTGGATCTGTTGCAGCGGATATTGTCCGCGCGCCGGGAGATAGAGGAGCGTGCCAGGCACCTCCGCGCAGTCTGAGACCGACGCGGCGTTGTCCCTGGCCCTGCGGGACTGCGCCGGCTATGCGGCTGCGTTCTGGACGGTTACGGCTAAATCCGGCGAGCCAGTGCCGTTTGTGGCGAACGCGGCGCAGCTGATCGTTCTGGACGAGATCGAGCGGCAGGAGCGGGCCGGGCTACCGGTGCGGCTGGTAATCGTCAAGGCGCGACAGCAGGGCATATCTACGCTGATGACGGCGCTGTTGCAGCACCGGTGTCAGACTCGGCGGGGGCATCGGGCTATCTCGATAGCCGACCGCTTGGAGTTGCCGCGCCTGTGGCTGCGCCGGGCGGTGCAGTGGCACGAGCAGACGCCGGCCAGGTTGCGCCCGCGCCTGGAGGCGAGCAACGCGCTGGAGTTGTTTTTCGAGGATCTGGATAGCCGCTATTCCATCGGCAGCGAGGGCGGGGCTCAGCCCGGAATGGGCATGACACTCCATGACTCCCACCTTTCGGAAGTCTCGAATTGGCGGAACTATAGGCCCGTGACGAGTCGCCTGTACCCGGCCGTGCCGAAGATGCCCGAGACGCTGATAGCCATCGAGTCCACGGGCGAGATGGAGGGCGACGATTTCCATACCGAGGCGATGCGCGCCGCAGAGGGTGACAGCGATTTCCGGCTGGTGTTCCTGCCCTGGTGGCTGACGGGCGAGTATCGGCTACCGGCGACGTTCAAGGCCGCGGACTACACCGACGAGGAGCGCGAGGCTGTGGCGCGGGCGGCCGAGTGGGCCGTCAACAACCCGGCGCAGGCCGATCTCGCCGGGTTCCGCGGGCTGGAGCCGGCGCACGTGGCCTGGCGCCGATGGGTGCTGGCCAACGAGTTCGGTGGCGACCTCGACCTGATGCGTTCCCGCTACCCTGGCCGGCTGGCCGAGGCGTTTCTGTCGGTTGGCGCCCAGGCGATACCCGTGAGCATCACCCGTCACCACCAGTCCACCGCCCGCGAGCCGATAGCCGTTGGCCGGCTGGAGTGGGCGGGCGGCGGCGGCGTGGAGTGGGTGGACGATCCGCGCGGGGCGTGGAGCGTCTATGAGCCCGGCTATGAGTACTGCGAGTACGCGATTGGCGCCGACGTGGCCGAGGGCCGCAGCTCCGACCCGGCCGACGAGCGCGCCGACCGGGACTGGTCCTGCGCCGGCGTGCTCAACCGCCGCACACTGTCCACCGTGGCGACGTTCCGCGCTCGCGTTGAGGCGGATGCGTTCGGCGACGAGCTGCTCAAGGGCGCGCGGTTCTGGTGCGATGCGTGGATGTCGCCGGAGTGCAACTCGGCCGGCATGGCGACGCTGGCCCGGGTGCGCGAGTACCCGTACCTGATGCCGCGCGACGGCACGCCCGATCAGCTCGACGACCGGGCGCTCGACCGCCTGGGCTGGCGGACGACGCCGCAGACCCGCGACCAACTGATCGACGAGTGGATAGCGGCGTGCAATCCCAACCCGAGCGGCGACTACGAGGGCCGGGTGACGTGTCTCTGCCCGACGCTGGCCGGCGAGGAGCGAACCTTCGTGCGGACCGCGACCGGCAAGCGGGAGCATAGGGCCGGACAGCACGACGACACGCTCTTTGCGTACATGATCGCGCTGCAAGTGCACCGGCGATGTCCGCATGTGCGCCGGCACGCGAGCCCGGTCACGCGGGCGGAGATCCGCCAGGCGGTGGAGTCTGGCGAGCGGCTGGATTCGAGATTCGGCGGCGGCGTGGACACCTGGGCGCTCGACCTGGATGACGCCGCCGAGGCCGATGGGTACTGACCCGCTGGCCGCGGGTCGAGAGGAGGACGGGAATGAGCGGGTTCACAGAGCACTGCGAGAGGGAGTTGCGGTTGGCTGGGCTGTTCGACGCGGGCGCGGACTACGGGGGCATGATCGGCACTGCTGTCATGCGGCTGGCTTGGACGCACGACGCCGAGGGGCACAGCGGGATGAGCAGTTCGATAGTGCGGGCCGTGTTCCACCGGCTGTTGGCCTACGAGGCCTTGACGCCTATCACGAGCAGGCGGCAGGATTGGATGCTGGTCAGTCGCGGGATGTGGCAGTCGCGGCGGTGCCCGCACCTGTTCAGCACCAACGGCGGGCGGACCTACTACTCGGTGAACGATCCCAAGCGCAAGCGGGTGCGGGCGGCGAAGCCGCGTAAGGCGGCCCGCAAGCCCGCGCGCCGGCCGGTGCCCGGCGTCGGCCCGTCCGACCCGGCGCCCGTCGTCGGCAAGGCGGTGCGGCCGTGAGCGAGCCGAGGTCGGGCGAGTGGCGCTGCCCGGAGTGCGGCGGCGCCGAGACGTGGGAGCCGTTCGGGCCGGGGCGCGGGCTGGCGTGTAGGCGCTGCCTGCCACCGCCGCCAGCCGGCAACCTGCCAGCGGTGCGGCCGTGACGCGGGCGAAGCCGAGTCCGGCACGGCGCAGGCGGCGGCGGGGCGAGTCGGGATGGAGCGCCAAGCGCGAGATCCGCTGGCAGATTCACCGAGAGGGCACCTGCCGCTGGAGCACTCGGGTGCCCAAGGGCGCCGAGATGATTGAGGTCGACGGGAACGTCGTAATCGGTGTGCGCGCTCCCGGTCGGCTGGCCGACAGGCTGTACGCTGAGATGGCGCTCATTACCCGCCGGGCAGAGATGCTGGAACGGGATGTGCGGGCAGCTGAGCGGAGGGCCGAAGCGGCCGAGTTAGAGGCCGAGAGCAAGTCCGACGAGACCAAGCAGATGGCCGAGGACATGACCTATCTCGGTGAGCCAATCGCGCATTTGGCCGACAAGGCGGCGATTCACTCTCACGACATCCGGGCGATCTGCGCCGCGGTGAAGGAGGCCGGCTTCGAGTTCGACGGCAAGACCAACGTCGTCAGGCTGATAGGGCAGTTGATCGGCCAGCGCGACGAGTTGCGCCGGCTGCTGGCCGAGCGGGAGCGGCGGGCAGAGACGGGGGCCGGGGGGTGATCGCGCCGATGAGCCCGCAACCGCCCGAGCTGAGCCCGTCCGACGTGGCATGGCTGCTGAGCCAGGCCCGGCAGCGGTGGCCGCGGGAGGCCGAGGACATCTGTCAGGCGGCCTGTCTGCGGGCGTGGGCGGCCCGGGACCGCTACCGGGCCGGCAACTGGCGCGGGTGGTTGCTGACGATACTGGTCAACGCTGGCCGGGATCATGGCCGGCGCTGTCGGCAGCGGGTGGAGCGGCCCGTAGACCCGGCGGAGGCGCCGGAGCCTGCGGCGGTCGTCCGGCGCGCGGCGATGCCGTTGGCGGAGGACGTGGGGCGGGTGCTGGCGCTGGTGGCGCCCGTCCATCGGGAGGTGTTGCGGCTGCGGCTGTGCGGCGCCCGCTACTCCGAGATATCCGAGCGGCTGGGCCTGCCGCTGGGCACGGTGATGAGCCGACTAATGCGGGCGCGACATGCGTTAGTACCACACAGGCAGGCGCTCATGGAGGAACTGTCGTAATGGGCTGGCGTGACAAGGTTTCGGGAGCGGACGCAGTGGAGGCGATCATGGCCGAGCGGGGGGACGGGACGCCTGCGGCGGGGGCCAAGCCGCAGGCTGGCGGGACGCGCGAGCGGCCCAGGATCATCGTGCCGGGGCAGGGCGGGGTGGTGGCGCCGGGGCATGGGCCGATGGGCCAACCGGGCCGGCCGCCGCTGAGCAAGGAGATCCGCGCCTATCTGCAACTGGAGCAAAAGGCGCTGATTGCGATGCCGCCGGAGAAGGTGTCGGTCACTGGCCACGGGACCGTGCAGCTGATCGACCTGGCGGAGGCGGAGTTGCTGTTGGGGATGAGCGCGGCGCTGCGCAAGATGAAGGGCGGGCTGCTGGTGTCGCTGGCCGGTGACCAGGACGAGGCGGGGCGGCAGAAGGTGCTGGTTACGGGGCTGGCGCCGCAGGCGGCGGAGGCGCTACTCGCCGCGCACCGGCACCTGTCGGCCGGCGGGGCGCTCAATCTGGTGCCGCGGCCGGCCGAGGTCCAGCGCAGGCCCGACTGCGCCGACGGGCAGCAGCAGCCCGCGGAGGCGATGGAGTCCAAACCATGAGCGCCAAGCGTTACGCGCTCAAGCGCCGGTGCGACCTGTGCGGCGGGCACGTCCGGCCGCAGGATGCGCGCCGGGTGTGTCCCAGCAGCCCGAACGGGCGGGAGAGCCACTCGCTGGTAGGCCCGGCGCGGCGGGTGAAGCCGTGAGCGGCAGGAGGGGATAGCGATGCCGTGGGATGCATCTTCGTTCAGGCGGCGTCATTGGCGGAAGGCCGGCAAGGCGGAGGCGGCCAAGGCGGCGGAGATAGCCAACGCGATGATGGCCGATGACAGTTTCGACGGCGACGAGGGCAAGGCGATCGCCACGGCGATCAAGCAGGCGCGCAAGATGGGGCGCCGCGGGCATCCTGGCCGGGGCGGGCGGGGCGCATGTGGTGGTGTCCGGCGGCGCGACGGGTCCGGCGGCGGGGCGGGGAACCGATGAGCACCGAGCCGCAAGTAGGCCAGCGGGTGCGTTTCGTGTCGTTGCTGCTGCCCTCGGAGGCGCGCCGCGACGGCGCAGTGTTGGCGATCAGCCCGTTCAGCGTGGACACGGTTGCTGTCAAGCTGGACTGCCAGGAATTGCCGGTGGGCTGTACGAGAAGGACGGCGGCTGATGGACGCGGGCTTGTGCGCCCTGATCGGCGCCGCGGTCGGGGGCCTCGTGGCTCTCGCCGGGCTGGTGCTGGGTGCGGAATTGGCGTGGCGGGCATCTCGCCGGGGCGAGAGCCTGTTGCGCCCGACTGAGGGGTCCGGGCCGGTGCGTTGGGGCAAGCCCGGGGAACTGGTGGACGAGGAGGACGAGAGATGACGCCCGAGGAGTTTGATGCTCTGGTTGCTCGCGTTGAGGATGCGGTGGATCTGGTCAAGCACGGCAAGAAGCTGACCGTGGAGCAGGCCGCCGCGCTGGACGACGGGAAGCGGTGCTCGAAGCTGTCGCTTGAGCGGCGCAACGAGATCATGGCGCTGCTGGCGCAGGCCGACCGCGAGTACCTGTTGCCGAACATGGTCAAGCCGGCGCCGACGCTGCCGGTGCAGTCGGCCGACGAGGTGCTGGCGGCGGTGAAGAAGCTGAAGCGCGGTGATTTCGTCTGGTTCGAGCGCGAGGGCGCGCCGCGCCGCGGCGTCGTGGTCAAGGTCATGGCCCGGACGGTCTGCATCGACGTGGACGGCGCCAAGGACTTCCAGATCCCCAAGAACATGGTGCTGGCGGTCGAGGAAAGCTGAGGGACAACTGTGCTGACATCGAACCAGTACGGGGTCGAGAGCGTGGAGACGCCGCGGGCCAGCGGCGCAACGGGCAAGGAGCAGCCTGAGGATGTGGTCAGGCTCTCGAAGCTGTGCCGGGCGATGGTGGACTCGGCCAAGGTTGTAACCGACAAGTGGGGCGACATCTACGAGACGGCGGTCCGCTACCTGTTCAACGACCAGTTGCGCGACAAGGACCGCAAGGAGGGATGGCCAGCAGTCCAGTTGAACATGCTGTTCCCGGCGCTGACCCAGGAGATGGCGGTACTGGCGCAGCGGAAGCCGGAGATCGAGGCGCTCCCGGAGACGGGCGGCGACAAGTCGCAGGGCGACCAGCAGGCCGCCGAGGTCTGGAAAGGCATCCTCAAGTACGACTGGGAGCGGACGCTGAAGATGCCGAAGCGGTGCCGGCAGGCGGTGCTGGACGGCAAGCTGCACGGCTACTGGCTGGGCTACCCGTACTGGGATGACCGGGCGTACTGGGATGAGGACCGGAGCAAGTGGATCGGTGCGCCGAAGGTCTCGGTGCTCTCACCGCGCCGGTTCGGCATGGACCCGAACGCCGAGGATCTGGAGGAAGCGGAGTTCTGCTACCTTCAGGTGGAGCGGTCGGTAGAGTGGTGCCTGAGCCAGTGGCCGGACAAGCGGGAGATCATCCTGCGGGCGGCGAGCGCGCAGGCCGAGGACATCGCCACCAACCTGCCGAGCAGCCTGACGCCGCCCGGCCAGCACAAGGCCGACTCCGAGATCGGGAAGGGCATCGACGAGACCAGCACGACCGACGGGATGATCTCGGGCTTCATCCTGGAGGCGCGCAAGCGGTTCATCGACACGGCGCCGCAGGACGAGGAGTTCGGCACCACGGGCCGGACGCTGATGGTGACTGGCGTCTGGTTCAAGGACCGGCGGACGAAGAAGTTGCGGATCGACTCGCCGTTGCCGATGGAGGAGGTCGAGCGGCTGAAGGTCGAGGGCGCGCTGTCCACCAACGAGACGGGCCAGCTGGTGGTAGGCGACCCGAGCCACGAGGTCTGGGCCGGCCGGCCGTTCGCGGCCGGCTACCCGCTGAGCCAGGCGGACTGGCCGGTCGATACCCGCGAGGTGGACAAGCCGGTATTCCCGCGCGGGCGGTGCGTCTGGCTGGTGGACCAGGAGGTCTTGAACCCGAAGACCGAGGATCAGGTCTGGCGCTACTCTCGCTGGCCGTTCGTCGTCGGCGTCAACGCGATGCTCCCGCACATGTGGCAGGGGCTGAACGGCGTCGAGATGGTCCGGGGGATCCAGGACTGGATCAACATCTCGGCCACCAAGCTGCTCAACTGGCTGGTGAACTTCGCTGACCCGGCGCTGGCCATCGAGGAGGGCGCGCTTGCGACGCGCAAGACGCGCAGCGGCGAGAAGGCCGGCATCCTGAGCCGGGTGGCGGGCGCTATCTGGACGTTCCTGCCCGGGAAGCTGCGTAAGGGCATGGTGACCTACATGCCGCCGCCGGCGTTGCCTGAGGGCACGTTGCGCCTCTACGAGCTGATGCACCGGGTGGGGCAGGACGCGACCGGCGTCCACAACCCGGGGCTGGGCGCCACGTCCAAGGGCCAGCCGACCGCGACCGAGATCGCCACGCTCCAGACCTCGACCCAGACCCGCCAGGGGCTCCAGATCGCGCTGCTGGACGAGTGGGTCCAGCAGATCATGGAGCTGGTTGCCGAGATTCGGCAAGTCCATATGGAAGAGGGGGATATGGCCCGGTTGCTGGGCGAGAAGGGCGAGACTCAGGTGTCCGAGTTGACGGCGGACGCGGCGCAGCTGCGGTTCGACGTGCGGCTGAAGGTCGGGACCGCGCTGCCGTTCGACGACGAGCGCCAGCGGCAGGAGGCGGAGCGGCTGAAAGCGATGTTCCCGCAGAACCCGGAGGTCTCCAAGCTGGTGTTGGAGCGGTTCCGGGTGGACAATGTGGACGAAATCATGCAGGCCGATGCGTTGTACTCTCAGTTCCTTGCGTGGCTTGAGCAGATGCAAGCGGCTCAGGCGGCCGAGGCGCAGCAGGGGCCTCCGGGCGGGCAGGCGTTGCCGCCGGCGGCCTGACGGGACGGGGCTGACGGAGGGAGAGGGGAATGGCGAAGCAGGAGCAGAGCCAACAGCCGCAGCCCGGCCAGCCGGCCGGGCCGGTGCGCATCGAGGACATGGCGAAGCGTTGGGGCACGCTCAAGACCGTGTATATCAGGGACATGCGCGGGCTGAGCGACGGCGACGGCCAGTTTGAGGTCGGCGGGTCGGTAGCCTGGCCGCGGCACGGGCACAGTGGTGTGGTGCATGGCGCGAAGCTCAAGTCGATGGACATCATCCGCGACAAGCTCCTGCTGACCGGCACGGCGGAGTCCGGGCCGCTGGTCGGCGCGACGCTGCGGATGCTGGTGGATCTCTCCAACTGCATCCTGTGCTTCGAGGACTCCGAGGCCCGGATCGAGGTGCCGCAGGGGCCTTCGCCGCGGGTGATCTGCGGCCAGCCGTTGGGCGACGTGCTGCTGCTGGTGGAGTCGCAGGGCGGGGCGTTCACGGCCGAGCAGGTGGCGGCGCTGAAGGTCGCGGCCGAGCATCCGGAGCTGAGGGAAGCCCGCCCGCGGATCTTGACCGCGCTGGAGATGGATGCGGTCCGGAAGGCCGGCGGGGTGGCCGAGGCGCCCGGGCGGCCGCAGGAGATGCCGAAGGTCGAGGTTGGGGCCGCCGAGGCGGAGGGCGACGACGCGCCCATCCCGGCCGGCCGGATCGAGTCCACCGACGCCCGCGACCGGGTGCAGGTGATGGTACGAGGGAGATAGCCGGCTGGCGGGAGGCCAGCGGCTCGGAGAGCGCGACGTGAGGCAGCCAATAGGACACGAGCCGAAAGGCAAGCCGAGCGCCGCATAGGCCACGTAACCCTGGCCGGGACAAGTGCCTAGCGCAAGGGTGGAGGGGCAAGAGATGCCGGAGACAGGAGAGGGCAGGACGTTGAGCGAGGCCGAGATCGCCGCTGCGGTGGAGAGCGCGCCCGCTGTCAGGCAGTCGTCCAGTGCGGCCACAGAGGCCGTGCAGGCGATTGCGGACGTGGAGGCGTTGATCCGTAGCGGTGGGACGCCGGACCCCGATGAGGCCGGGGACGGCGCCGGGCAGCCTGGAGGCGACGCCGACGATGGCGCCGACAAGGCCCCGGCCGGGGAGTCCGGCAAGGAAGCGCCCGCCAAGTCCGACAAGCCCGCCGAGCCCGGCAAGCAGCCGCCCGCCGCGGACGACAAGCCCGTGACGGTGCAGCTGTGGGACACCGACCGGCAGAAGCGTGACCAGGAGCACGCGAACGAGGTCAAGCGGTTGCAGGCGGAGATCGAGTCGCTGAAGACCCGGCCCGCCGAGCGCGAGACCAAGCCGGCCGAGAAGCCCGCGGATTCCAAGGCAAAAGGCAACTTGAAGTCGTTGCAGGACAAGGTGAAGGCGCTGGCAACCTCGGAGGAAACGACCACCGAGGACTGGGCCAACCTGTTCAGCGGCGTGCTTTTGGAAGTCGAGCGCCTTGACTCGCGGGACCAGGACTCCGGCGAGGTCGAGAAGCTGAAGACCACGATCGCGGAGATGGCTGCGAAGCAGCAGCAGGCCGAGCAGACCGCTGGGCTGAACCGCGCGCAGGAGCAGCTGAACGCCACGCTGGAGCGGCTGGACAAGGAGTACGCGCCGCAGTTGAGGAACAAGGCGGTGGAGATCGTCAAGGCCCGGCTCAAGGAGAAGGGCTATACCGACGAGAACCCTGCCGGCCTCGACACCGTGGAGGCGTACTTCGAGGCGGCCTATGCGGCCGTTGACCGTCAGAGCCCCGAGCTGCGGAAGGGCGCCAAGCCGGCCAAGCCGGCGGGCAAGCCTCAGGCAGTCAGGCCGGACCCTGGGACCGGCGGGGGCGGGCAGCCTGCTCCGAGGAGCGGGCGGCTGAGGGATGTGTCGGGCGAGATGCTGCGTTCGGGCAAGTTCGCAACGTAGCACTGGCCCGCGGGAAGCAGGCAGAAGGGAACGAATGAGGTAGCGCAACAGGGTCCGGAGCGGTCGCCGGCCAGCGGCTGATCCGGGGTAACGCTGAAAGCTAGAGCGCGGCTGTCGGGAGCCCGTCCTCCCGTAGCCGCGCTTCTTTTTGCGCCCTGCTGCGCTCCTCTCCAGAAGGAGAAGAGACCATGAGTGATCTGAGCATTGCAACCGAGGAACTCGTACAGCGGACCTTCGTTTACGAGGTCGGGCTGCGCGAGCCGATCCTGGCCATGCTGATGACCGAGGGCAAGGTGTCCAGCCGCGGCGGCACCTACATCACCTACGATCTGGTGAAGGACGACGCGAAGGACGAGGCCCAGGCATACGCGGCCGGCGAAGGGCTGACCGTGGCCCAGAGCGAGTTCCTGGACCAGGCCAAGTTCAAGTACAAGTACGTCCAGATGCCGATCCGGTACAACGTGGACGACGAGATCCAGAACCATCTGGCGACCAGCGAGGTGAAGCGGCACGACCTGGTGACGCTCATCACCGAGCGGGCTCAGGACGGCTTGCGCCGGCACCTGACCGTCCGGCTGCACACCGCTTCGAGCACCGACGCGGGCAAGTACGTGCAGTCGATCTACGACGCCTGCGACCACAGCCGGACCTACGGCACCGTGACGAGCTCCACCACGGCCAAGACCTGGTGGAACGGCGCGTCGCTGGCCGGCACCTGGGCCGACCGGGACACCGCGATGACGGTCGAGCTGAACAACCTGCGGACCATCGGCTACATCGTGGACCGCTACGTGGCCCCGGGGCAGAAGAAGTACTGCTTCCTGCCCGAAGGGCTGCACTCCAAGGTGCGTGGCATCCTGGAGGGCAAGGTCAGCTACCAGATGGGCACGGCCGACAACTCGAAGATGGCCAAGTTCGGGTTCAAGTCGTTCATGTACGACGGCGTGGAGTACATCGCCGACTCGTACATGACCCTGAACAGCCAGACCGACTACCTGCTGATGCTGAACCCGGACACCTGGGAGCTGCGGCTGCACCCGAGCGCCGCGTTCAAGGTGACGCCGTTCTTCGATCAGAGCCAGGTGGCCGGCGGTGCGGACGAGAAGGTCGCGCGGATCAAGTTCGCGGGCAACGTCTGCTGCAAGAAGCCGAACGCCAACTTCTGGAACTCGACCGCGACCTAAGCGGTCGGGTGACAGTGGCGAGTGAGACAGGCTGAGTGAGAAGGAGATAGGAAGATGGCTGATAGCACTCTCGACAGTGAACTGTTCATCCTGAACCACGCTTGGGGCATCCCGCCGACCGGGCTGCTCAACGTGCCTCCGGGCGGGCTGACCGACAGCCGGCACCAGAACGTCGCGGAGCCCTACTTCTCGGTGGGGCAGGCCGTGCTGGTGAAGAACCCCGAGGGCGTGGCTGGCAAGGCCGGCTTCGCGGTGCTGACGTACCTCCAGGTGGGGACGCAGAACGAGGACTCGGTGATCGCGGTCAAGAGCGCCGTGGTGCCGGACAGCGCGACTGTCTGGTATCAGGTGACGAACGACCCCGACGACTGCATCAAGCTGCCGACCGGGCACGGCGGGTACGCGCTCGGCGCCATGACCGATGCGTACTACGGCTGGTTCTGGACCGGCGGCATCTGCCCCGAGGGGCTGCTCTCGACGCTGGCCGGCAACTACGCGACCGGCGACAACGTGGCGGCCGGGCAGTTCTGCTACCACAACCTGACCGCGGACTACGTGGGCATCGACATCGCGGACACCGCGGGCGAAGAGATCGCCGGGTTCGCGCTGGCGGCCGACGTCTAAGCGACAAGCGGGTGACGTGGCTGGGGGGCCGTTACCTGGCCCCCCGGCCCGGCCCTGCGGAAGGAGATTGACCGATGGCTGATAGCACCATCGACAGCGAACTCATCATCCAGTACGACAACTGGCCGGGGCCGGTCGAGGCCCCGACCTTCGATGTCGGGGACGGCTTCCTCGACAAGCGATACCACAACGTGAGCATCCCGGCGTTCCCCATCGGGACCAAGGTGCAGGTGAAGAACGTGACGCTCGGCAAGAAGGGCTACGCCACGCTCATCTACCTCCAGGTGGGCACGCAGGACGCCACGACCATGGTGGCGAAGACGGCGTGCATCCCCGACAGCGCCACGCTCTGGTATCAGCTCACGAACGACCCCGATTCGTGCATCAAGACGCCGACCAACCTGGGCTGTTTCGCGATCAGCGCGATCACGAACGCCTACTACGGCTGGTTCTGGGAGGCCGGGATCGTCCCGGAGGATGCGCTGCCCGGTTTGGGCGGCAACTTCGTCACGAACACGGCGGTGGTCGCCGGCGGCTGGATGTTCGGCGCCAGCGATGCGGTCGTGGGGATGGACATCGTGGATGCGGCCGGCGAGCGGCCGGCAGGATTCGCGCTTGCGGATGACGCGGCGTAAGCACCAACTGAAGGAGAACTGACCATGGCTGACAGCACACTCGACAGCGAACTGTTCCTGATGTACGACAACTGGCCTGGGTACGCGACCCGTGGCACCCGCGAGGTGCCGCTCGGCGGCTTCACCGGCGCGACTCACCACAACTACGTGAGCGCGGTCTACGGCGTCGGCGAGGCCATCTGGGTGAGGAACGAGAGCGCGGGCCAGCCCGGCTGGTCCAAGTTCATCTACCTCCAGATCGGCACACAGAACGCGGACTCGGCGATTGCGGTGAAGTCGTACTGCGTCCCGGACTCGGCGACCGTCTGGTATCAGCTCACCAACGACCCGGACAGCTGCATCAAGATCCCCACCCCGTCGGGCGTCATGGCGCTCTCGGCCATGACCGATGCGTACTACGGCTGGTTCTGGGCCGCGGGCGTCTGTCCGGAGGAGTACGTGAGCACGCTGGGCGGGAACTTCACCACGGACGGCAACGTGGCGGCCGGGCCGGCCATCTTCCACGACGGGACCGGGGACTACGTGAACCTGAGCGTGGCCGACACCGCCCCGGAGATGGCGTGTGGCTTCGCCCTGGCGGCGGACGTCTAAGCCGGCGGGTGATCTGAACTGACCGGTACGGCCGGGAGGGATTCGACCCTCCCGGCCGGCCGGGGGGCAAGAAGGAGTGAAACATGGCTACTGCTGCAACTGTTGCGGCGCCGTTCCCCATCTTCACCAAGCTGGGCAACCTCGACGTGGGGCTCTACGACGGCACGATGCCGGCCGACGCCTCCGGGGGGCTGTACTGGACGCTGGGATGGGCCAACGTGATCTGCGCCGTCGTGGTGGGCGACCTGAGCGTGGCGACCGCGGACGTGGGGCCGTTCGCGGCCAAGTTCGCCTCCGGCGTGCTGACCGCCTACGGGGTCAACGAGGCCGCGTGTAACGACGCCCACGTCATCGCCATCGTGATCGGCAACCAGTAACCCGGACCTCTGCGCCGGGCTCTCCTGTTGACGGGGAGCCCGGCCAGCCCGGTCGCCGGGCCGTCGTGAGGAGGGCTCCGGAGTGGCGCTCGACACTTACTCAACCGCTCAATACGCCTGCGAGCGGATTCTTGCTTGGCAGGGGATCACGGTCGCCAGCGCGACGGACGCACAGAAGGCCGGCGCCCTGACGCTCGTGAACGAGGCATACCGTGAAGTATGCCGCGGCGTTTACCTCGATGAGGACGGCGGGCTCCAGCAGCACGTCTGGAGTTTCCTGACGGCGACCGACACCACCACCATGTCCTTCGCGGCGGAGGCGTACTATGCCGACCTGCCCAGCGACTACGACGGGATGGTGGAGCCGCCGCTGTACCCCTACAGCGCGACGGCGGCCGGGCCGGGGCTCAACCTGAAGTGGGTGAGCCCGCATGAGTTCTTGCGGCGCCGGCGGGACAGCGAGACCTCTGGCATCCCGGAGGTCTACACCGTCCGGCCCAAGACCTTCGTGGCTGCCACCGGCCAGAAGTACGAGATGGCCATCGACCCGGCGGCCGAGACCGCCGTCGTGCTCCAGATCCGCTACCGGCAGTTGGTCACGGCCGTCACCTATTCGGCGCTGGTCGCGTTCCGCGGGCCGACGAGCTTCCCGGACTTGATCGTGCAGTGCGTCAAGGCGCGCGAGGAACTCTGGCGCGGCCAGGTGCTCGGGCCGGAGACGCGCAAGTACCAGCACACCATGCGGGAGTTCGTGCGTCACGACGCGGAACTCTTCGGCGACAGCGACATCGTGACCAGCTTCACGCAACTGGAATCGGGATTGAGCGTGTAGGAGGCGACCATGCGCAAGCTGATGGCCTTGGCGGTGTTGGGCCTGGTTCTGTGCGGCTGCACGCCGGAGTCTGCGAAGCAGCTCAACGAGCAGAACCGGGAGAGCCTGAAGAACCTGATCCAGCGGGTGGAGCAAGACCTCGTGCCGGCCGTGCAGGCGATGACCGCGAACGCCGCCGCGCTGGGCATCTGGTTGGGCGCGCCGAAGGTGCCGCTCGCGCCCGTCGTTGACGCGCAGGGGCAGACCTCGCAGGCCGGGCTGGACCAGTCGGCCGCGGCGCGCAAGCAGTTGCAGGCGGCCATCGACGCGCGGGAGTGGTGGAAGGGCGTGGCCATTGCCGGGCTGAGTGCGCTACTCGGCGCGCTGGGCATCGGTGCGCCGTGGTTGGCGCGGATTCGCGCCGCGCTCGCCGCGGCCCGGACCATCGCCGAAGAGAAGGGCGTGCAGGTGACTGCGCTGGTCAAGGGCGCGCAAGACATCATCGCCATCGCCAAAGACAAGGGACCGGTCAGCGCCGAGACGGCGAAGGCCGCGCTCTCCGGCTGGCAGGCGTTCATGGGCGTCAAGGATTCGCTGGCCGGTGAGGTGAAGCAGGTCAAGGCCGAATGGTCGGCCGCCGAGAACCGCGCAGTCTGACCACGGAACGGAGCCACCATGCCCGAAGGACGACACCACGACACGCGCGCGGCCCTGAGCCCGGTAGACGACACCGGTCGGCGCTGCGACGCGCACGAGGGCTGCATGGACCGCCTGTACGACGCCATCGCCAGCCGGGTGAGCAACGGCCGCTTCTTCTGGACGGCCGGGGTGCTCTCGGGGGTAGCGGTGGCCTTCGGGCTGGCGCTCTGGTGCTGGACCGCCCAGCAGTGCAGCGCGGCCCAGGAGGCCGCCGCGGTGGTGGAGCGCCGGGTCATCGGCATGGAGCGCGACATCGAGCACATCAAGACCTCGCAGGCTGAGATGAAGGTGGAGGTGCGGGATGGGTTCGGCAAGCTCGAACGCAAGCTGGAGCGGTTGCTCGACGCAAAGCCCGGGCCGCATTGAGGTTGACATCGCCGGCCGGACACCGCTCCCCCGCTGGCAGTTGGCGGCGGGGATCGTCCTGCTGGCGGTGATGCTGACGCTCATCGGGCTGGACTTCGCCGGCGTGCCGGTGATGCCCAGCGCCCGGCGGATCGAGGCCGTGGACGCGCGCACCGGCCGGCTGGAGTCGGAGATCCGCGAGGTACGCAACGACGCCGAGGCGCTCCGCGAGGAGATGCGGGCCGGCTTCCGGCGGCTGGAGAAGGCAATGGGGGACCGTGAGCCATGACGACCCGCTTCGCCTTCGAGTCCGACTTCGCCGCCCGCCACGGACAGACCGTCCAGGCGCTCGCCGACCGCGGCTGGCACTCGCACCGGGTCTGCGGGGAGTACTCTGCGGAGTGCGTGCCGCCAGACCTGTCCGAGCCCGAGCGCGGGGCGATCCTGGCGCGGCTGGTCGACCCGGTCCGGTTCGGGCAGACGCCGCCGGTGAACGGGGGCGGGGCATGATCGTGCATCTGCTCTGCGCCGCGGGCGTGCTGGCGGTCATCGCCTGGGCGTGCTGGCGGAAGGGGAGGCGGTAATGGCTCTGTGCCTTGCGACCCGCGAGCAGCTCAACGCGCTGCCGCTTGATACCGAGTACCGCGTGATTGCCGACCGGCCGGACCTGTTCGGCGGCTGCCTCGCCGTGGAGGTGCGCGGCACGGCGGTCCCGTCCGGCTGGAAGCTCGCGCCGGTGAAGTACCCCAACGGCGTGTCGCTGCTGGACGGCTGCGCGGCGCCGCGGGAGAAGCGGGCGCCCGTCGTTGACCGGCTGGCCGACGTGTCCGACGCGGAGATTCTCAAGGCGGCGAATGCCCGATCGCTGGACGCCGGCCAACTCCTTGGCCTGGACGCCTACCGCGAGGAAGCGCTGACCCGCTACCGGCTGAGCCCCGAACTGGCCTACGGTGACCCGGTGATCATCGGCCCGGACGGTTTCGCGCAGATCGTGTTCACCATTGACGCCCCCGGCATGAAGGCGCTCCTGTCCAAGCTCAATGATCCGCTGGCCGATGCTGTGACGGCGGAGCGTCTCTGCAAGGAAGCTTCGGCCGAATGCTGGGCGCGGCTGAAGGCGGAGTCCGATACCCTCGACGCGGCCCCCGAGCCGCTGGAGCGGTAGCCGTGGACCGTTACAGTTTACTCGCCGGTGTCTTGACGATGGCAACGGGTGCGGCGGTTGCTGGTAGGCTTACGGAGTCGCCAGCGTGGAAGTATCCGGCCAACACGTCAGCCCAGTGGCGCAAGAATTCTGCCGCTGCGATGGCTGCCGGGTCGCCCGGCGTCTGCGGCCATTCCTGCGGCACGCCGAAGTCCGTGGCCGCGTCCGAGGTCAGCCACTCCCACTGCTGCTTGGCCCGCTCGAAATCCACGGGGCACCTCCTATCCGGTTCTGTGCTTGGCGCGGCGTCTATCCGGCGCGGAAAACGCTGCGGCGACCGGCCATCCTGCCGCGACGATGCGATACCGCAATGTACCGTACTTCAGCCCGAGGCGAGTAGCCCAATCGCGGAGACACAGCGTTTCGCCGTTGAAGGTGACGGTCTGGTTCGTGCGCTTGTTCCGGTTCTGGGCTCGCCGCAGAACCCAAGTGCAGTTGCCGGGCTCGTACCCCTTGGAGTTGTCAACGCGCTCGATCGTGTGGGCCGGGCTCGGCGGTGCACCCATGTCTTCGATGAAAGCTTCAACCGAGTCGCGCCAACGGGGGCAGACGGTGATTCCGCGTGCGCCGTAGTTGTGGTAAGCTCGGCCGTGCGAGTCTTCGCACCGCGCGATCATGGCGGCCCATCGCTTATAGATCGGGGTCTTGGAAAGCCCGTGAGTGCGTCGCGCCACCATCTGCTCGCGCTTCAGGCAGCCGCAGCTGTTGCTCGCGCCCGAGCGCAGGCTCGCAGCTTTGACTGCTCGCTCCACGCCGCACAGGCATCGGCAATGCCACTTGCGACCGTACTGGTCGCTGACAGCCTGTTGCAGAACCAGCCACCGGCCAAAACGACGCCCTTGCAAGTCGAGCGGTTGCGGACACATGGGCGGCCCTCCGTTGCCTCCAGTATAGCGCGCCTCAGGAACTTTGTCAATAGCGCGCCAACGTGGAGGGCATAACGTGGGAAATACTTACGTAGACCCAAATTACAACCTTGATTCTGACGCGAACGTAGCGGACCTCATCGCGCTGAAGGGCGGCGCGCCTGATGCTGACGACAAGATTTACGTCTACAACGGCGCCACGCTGACCGTAGAGCAGAACCTCGCCTGCCTGCTCATCTCCCTTGGCGAGACCAGCGCGGGCGCGGCGACGGACGGGCAGCGGCGCGGGAACCTCACCGTCAACGCCGGCGTGACTGTCACGTTCACCGGCGCCGCCGACGGGCTGAACAGTGGGGTCAAGTCCAACCCCGCCAGCGCACCGGGCACGGCGCTGGAGAGCAAGAGCAACACGCTGTCGATTCTCGGCACCGCGGCGAGCCCGACGCTGTTCGACAATTCGGTCGGCGCTCCGAATGCCAGCTACCGCTATCTGCTCCGTATGAAGTACGGCATCTTTGGGACGATGGGCCACTACACGATTTCCAACACCTACGGGAACTTCAGCGGCATCAATGCTCTGTTGATCCCGTCGAGCGACACGTACACCACGGCCACTGAGCACGACCTCGGCAGCCCCACTTTTGTGACCGGCCAGATCGGCGCCGCGCACTTCAACGCCATCATGCTGGCGACTGACCAGGCCTGCTCTCTCGATGTGACCGTGGGCGATGCCGTCTTGACCGGCGGCACGACGACCACGGCAAAAAACCTCACGCTCTTCTACCCCTCGGGGGGACTTAACGCCTATACCGGCACGTTCACCTGGCGGTCGCTGAAGGTGACCAGCGCTCCGGCGGCCAGCTCTAACGTTTTGCTCTGGATTCTGTCGCCAGGCAACGCCGTGACCCGCTACATGCGCTCGGGTCAGTTGAGCGCGGCCGACATCCGCCCGACTACCACCGTCCCCGCCGGCCTCGCCGTCGCCAACCCCAGCCCGACGGCCGACGGCGAGCTGGTGGTCACCTGGACCAACGCGGCCAGCTACGCGGCCGGCGACAAGGTGGTGGTCTACAACGCCGCGGACGATTCGGTGCTCGGCATCCTCGACGCCACGCTGGGCACGGGCCGAATCTCGGGGCTCACCAACGGCACGGCCTACACGGTCTACGCCAAGGCCACGAGCGACAACTACGTCTTCAGCGACGCGACCGCGAACGTTGGGCCGACGACCTGCACGGGGACGGACACGCCGGATGGCGTGAACGTCGCCCCGGATGACACGGTGCGGGGCGTAGCCGGCACCATCGACCTGCCGGCAATCGCCAAGGTGGCGCCGAGCGACACGCTGCGCGGCGTCGCTGGCACGATGGACCTTCCCGCGATCAACAAGGTCGCGCCTTCGGACACGCTTGAGGGCGTTGCGGGGACGATGGACATCCCGGCGATCAGCAAGGTTGCCCCGTCCGATACGCTTGAGGGTGTGGCTGGCACTATGGACCTACCGTCCATAACCAAGGTTGCACCGTCGGACACGCTTGAGGGAGTCGCGGGAACGATGGACCTCCCCGCGATTACCAGCGTTGACCCGCTCGATACGCTGGAGGGCGTAGACGGGACGATGGACCTGCCCACCCTCGCCAACATCCGCACCACCGACACGCTCCGCTCTGTCCCTGGCACCTGCACGGTCCCGGCGGCGGGCGACTACCGCGTCGGGCAGCAGTGTGGCGCGGCGGGCACCGAAGTCACCGGCACGCTCACCGAGGGCGCGCTGTTCAGCGTCATCCTCGACAACCCGGTCTACGCCGTCGGCGCGACGGCCACGGTCACGGGCGGGGTAACGCATCCGCGCACCGTCGTCGGCGCCACAGTCACGCTGACGCGCAAGCTCAAGGCCACGGGTGCGACTGTGGCGGTGCTGGTCAACGAGTCGGTGGATCTCGTTGCCGGCGTGCAGAAGACCTGGGCCACGATCCTCGGCGCGGCCTGCACGTTCGCGCCGGCCGCCGCGCAGGAGGAGTACCTCGAAGCGGCGATCACCGGTGGCACGCCTGCGGTCACGGCCACCACCAGCGGCCAGTACCCCTACGCGGTCATCCCGGCCTTCACGGTCCCGGTCCTCGCCGTGGCCGACGATGGCGACGGGTCGGTAACGGTGACGGTGACGAACAACGCGGGGCAGACGAGCCGGCTGTACTACTACAAAGACGCGCCGCCGCCCGCCGACACCACATGGACACTGCACGGCACGACCATCACGGGCAACGGGACAATCAGCGACCTGACCGGGCTGACCTACGGCGGGGAATACTGGTTCGTGCTGGTGCCCTACGACGCCACATCGGGGGCTTGGGGGCCTCCCTCATTCGAGGTCCCGGTGACGGTGGTGAACACCTCGGCCACGACTCCGACCCGGCTGGTGACTCGCAAGCAGGAGTTGGTGAGTCGGAAGGTGGTGAGCGAGGACCGGGACGGGACCATCGTCCAGGCGGTGTACGCCTGCGGGGTGGGGGCGACGCGCGCGAACCAGGACTTGGAGCCCGGCGACACGCTGCCGGACGACTCGACCGCGCTCATCATCTCCAGCCAAGTGGTCAAGGCCAACGCCAGCGCAGAGGAGTTGATCCAGGTGACAGCCCGCATCCCGCGGGAGTACAGCTGAGGGGGCAGGGGTGGCGCTCAAGGAACTGTACCACGGCCGGGTAGGAACCAGCGCGGCGCGCGTGGAGTTCATGCGGGCGTTTGAGGGGCTGACGACCGACCTGACGGCGGGTGACGGCGGGTGGACCGCGACCGGCCTGCCGGTCTACGGGGACGCCTACCCCTACGGCACATGGACGAACGGGCTGTGTCCCACGGTCGGCCGGGTGGAGGTTGATCCTCGCGAACAGGTCGGGCGGGTGCGGGTGACGGTCTACTATTGGGCGCCGATGACGCGCGCCGCGGCGGTGTGAGATGGCGACCACCGACTACAAGGAGCTTGCGACACAGCGGTTCACGCGCTACGAGTTGAAGGACAACCGCTGGTCTGGCCGGCGGGTCTACTCCTCTTCGCTGACCAACCTGAACGACAACGTGACGGCGCTGGGCGCGCTCAGTTGGACGGTGGGCGGGGTCGCCATGACGCCGCGCTACCTGGACATCAACGACACGCCGGCGGACTACCCGGGCGGCGCGATCATCACGCTGCACTACTCGTTCGGCGACAACCCCTATGCCTACAACAGCGCCGAGGCAACGCTGTCGATCTCCGGCTTCGGGACGCCGTACAAGATGAGGTACGGGCTCACGGCCGCCGGGGTGGAGGATGTTACCAAGCCCATCGAGACCGAACCGGACTCTGACGGCAAGTACTGGAAGCCGCTGGGCGACAACACAGGGCTGCGGAGCGAGGCGACCTTCATCATCCGGACCGCTGACGCGCAGAGCACCATAAGCTGGGCCACCTACGAGGCGTGGATCGGCAAGAAGACCACGACGGCGTTGACGGCCAACACGCAGACGATGGCGGCGGCCGGCGAGCTGCTGCTGCTGCGGATAGAGATCCCCGAGTACTACTTCATCGGTGACAACGACCCGGTGGTGCCGCTGCGGTTTGTGCTTCAGTACCGTCGCGGTGGGTTCCCGGATGTGTCGGTTGGCCAATACCGGCAGGAGCTTCACAAGCGGTACGTGTACCACGAGACCGACGATCCGACCGCAGCCAACCGCATTTTCGTCGATGAAGATGACGGGACTGCGCTGGCGGGTACGGGGGACGTGCCGCCGGCCGGGGCCAAGTGGCGGATTGTCTCGCTTGAACGGCAGATCGACACGGCTACCCGCGCCCGTTACGCGACCGCCGACATGTCCACGCTGTTTACCCGCTGCGTGCTGACGGCTGGCTGACCGATGGACCGGCGGCGGGATGAGATCATCGAGCGACTGAAGGCGGCCGTCCAAGCCGAGCCGCCCGACACGCATTCCGTTGACGCTACGCCGGCCGGCGTAGCCGTGAAGCGACAGGGCGAGTGGCTGGAGCGGTTGCGCGCGCAGATACTTGCGTTGCCGAGCGCGCTGGCGCCGGAGCCGGAGGACCAAGCGGTTCAGGAGCTTCAGAACCGGCTTGCACAGTTAGAACACCAGATCAATGGGGCGCTCCAGCCTCTATCGTCGGCGGTCCGGTTGCCGGCGGTTTTGCTCGACGAGACGCTGGCCGAGGCCGGCGACACCCTCCTTGATGGCACCGCGCCCATCATCTCCAGCGAGGCCGGGACCGCCGGGACCGGGACCAAGGCGCTACGCTACGACACCAAGCCGGGGCTCCAGTTGGTCGGGAACCCAGGGGACTACACCGAGGCCGGCGGCGACCTGAATCCGACGATTGAGCCGGTTATCGTTGCGCCGGATACCCGGCACGGCTTCCGGGTGCGGCTGGGGGCGGTTGATTACGGGTATCTGGCGGCAGAGTACGCGCACTTGGCGGCCAAGGCGGCCGGAGCGAACGTCACGAAGACGGGGCTTATGCTGCCGCTGGACTCCACCGGATGTTTGCGCGGCAGTGCCGGTGGCCTGACGGTCGAACTCGGTGACGGCCTGGAGATTGACGGCGACGGCGCGCTGGCCGCGACGGGCGGCGGGACGGCAACGCTGCCGGCATCGACGGATTACGCGGCCGGCACGCAGAACAACATCGAGATTCCGATAAGCAGTGAGACGACGCTCGCCCAACTCACCGCCCCGGCGTCCGGAAACTACCTGCTTGTCGGGTGCATGGAGTTTTGCCTCGGCGGGGCAGAGCACGCATATCTGTACCTGAAGTCAACCAGCCTTGGCGCCCTGACCTGGGTACGCTCGCCGGGGGCCTCAGGCCAGGACACCTTGAACTTCCCGGCGATGCTGGTCACGCTCGCGGAGGATGAGGTCGTGACGCTGAGCGGGCTCGGCTACAAGGATGGCGGCGGCGTGAGCCCCTTTGCCATCGGCTACAACCCGGACGCAGAAGAACCCCCATACGGTATCGGTCCGACCTACCTAACGATGATCGGCCCGCTGGCGATGGCCATTGGGTGAGGCCATGGGGAGTTATCAGAAGTCCTTTTCGGCCTCCAGCCGCTTGACCAGATCCATCTCCCGGCGCGCTTCGGCCAGCGCCGCCTCGATGCTGGCGCGGCCGGGGTCGTCGGGCTTGGCCCGGGCGAGGTCGGCCTCGCGGGCCTTGGCCGCCGACTCCGCGGCGGCCAGCGTCAGCCGGCCCTCCAGCCAGGCCAGTTCGGTGCGCAGCGGCGGGAGCTTCGCAATGGCATTGGCGCGCGCGCGGCGGTCTTGCTCGGCGAACTTCGGGTTCTCTTTCTCGCGGCGCGCGATTCTGGCTTCGGTGACAGTCTCGACTATCCGTTCGGCCTTGAAGATGTCCTGCTTGAGCTTCTCGATCCGCTCCGCCTTGGTGGGCTTCGGCCCCGCCGCCGGCTTCAGGTCGATCTGCTCGGCGGCCATCGACATGCTGGCCAGTACCAGGGCCAGGGCGTTCAGCGCGATCAAGTACCGCATGGTCCCCTCCTTGTTCGGGGCGGGTTCCCGTCCACCCCCGGACAATTTAGCGCAGGAGGGGGCTTGATGTCAAGTGTTTGGGCGTTAGAATCCCAGATTGGGAGATGAACCCATGCCGCGCGGCAGAGTGATGCGACCGGGATTCGGCAACTTGAGCCTGGGGCTTCCGCCTCCTGGTGGTGGCCGGCCGTATGCCGCGCCGTATCAGGAGGGTACGGGGCTCAAGCCTCCGGTGCCGGTGGCGCCGCTGCCGCCGGCGGGGCAGGTAGCCGGGCAGGTGGCCGGCGCGGTGCCGGTTGCGCCGGATCAGGCGTTGGCGGCGAGGGCTGGGGTGCCGGCGCAGGCGGTGCAGACGCCGGAGCAGATGGGCGTGGCGGATCAGTCGCGGCAGGCGGCGGTGGCGGTTCGGCCGGCCGGCTACGTCAAGAGCGACCCGCTGGCCTACGGTGCGCCGCGGGTGGAGTTGCCGCTGCCGCTGAAGCCGTTGATGCCGAGTCCGGTGGACATGGTGACGGCGCAGGCGGCCGGGCGGCCGATGCTGCAGCCAATGTCGTTGACGCCCGGGCCTGAGCAGCAGTGGGGCATGGTGGCGCCCGGGCGGCGGCCGGAGGACATGATCCCGGTGGCGCCGCTACCGGTCCCGGGGGCTGGGGTTCAGGTGCCGATGCGCAACCCGGCGGTGCCAGTGCCGGCGCCGGTTACGCCGGCTGAGCAGGCTGGGCCGGCCGGGCCGGTGATGGACGAGCAGCGCGGCCGGATGACCATCACTCCCGACGACATCGAGGGGCTGTCCCGGTACGGGTCGGAGCGCGACCGGAAGGAACTCCAGCGGTTGGCGCCACGAGCGCAGGCGGGGAACGCCGAGGCACAGGCGCAGTACACGGCTATCAAGAACCGGCTGGAGGGCATCCAGGGCGAGCAGCAGGAGAAGGAGGCGGCCGGCCGGAGGAAGCAGGAGGCCGATGCGCTGGGCGCCGACCTCGACATCCTGAAGGGCGACGAGGCGGAGGCGCAGAAGGCAGTTGACCGGCTGCGGAAGGAGTCCGCGGACCGCGACGTGGGCGCGGATCTGGAGCTTGCAGAACAGCGGCTTCGGGCGGCGAAGGAGGCGACCCGCGGGGTGATGACGCGCCGGGCAGAGGCGCTCAGGCCGCCAGGGGCCAAGCGGTTGCCGGTCGGGCCTGCGCCGGTCACTGGCGCCAAGGCCGGGGCACTGGCGCTGGAGGCGCTGGGGATCAAGATCGGGCCGGCGGTGAAGGGCCAGCCGCCGCAGTCCAAGAAGGACGCGCAGGCCGCCGCGCGGGTGGGCGCGGAGGTGGTGGGCAAGCTCGGGCGGGCGGTCGAGGACTCCATCGTGGGCCGGCGGATGCGGGTGCCGGTTGACATCGACCGGGTAACCGGGAACGCCATCTACGCGGACGCGCCGGACCCGCGACACCCCGGGCTTTTCGACGGCACGCGGCTGACCTACGACAACATCAAGGCGGCGGAGGAGGCGCTCCGGACCGGCTTCGGCGAGACGACCGGCGGGGTGGGGAAGCAGGAAGCCGACCTGGAGGTGACGCGCAAGGCTGCGCTGGTTTCGTGGCTGGCGCGTAACCGCCACCGGCCCGAGATGCAGGAAGGGATCTCCGAGTGGGCCAGGAAGAACAAGGCCGACTGGGAGCGGATAGCCGGCTCGATCCCGGTCATGGACCCGGCGGCGCCGGCAGGCGAGCGGCGACCCGGTGAGCAGACCATTGCGGGCATGAAGCTGGAAACCGGCGAGGTTGCGCCGCGTGGGCCGGGGGCCAGCGTGCCCGGCGGGCCGGTGCCGATGGCCGGTGCGCAGCGCGTTCCAGCCGGCAAGCTGGACCGCCAGCAGGCGCTTGAGTTGGTCCGAAAGCACGGCGGCGACAAGGATGCCGCCCGTGCGGAGGCCCGGTACTTGGGATTGGCCTTCTAGCGTAACCCGCAGAGGCGCAAAGGGGAGAGCCCGATGCCCGACATCTTCGACGAGATAGACCCTTCCGAGATCGAGCAAGCGCCGATGCCATCCGCGCCGTCTCCGGCCGGGGCGGTGCAGATGGGGCTGACCCAGATTCGCACTCCGATGGGACCGCTTCCCGTTGTGTCCGGTCCGCAGGGTGCGGGCGTGGCGGTGGCAGCCGCTCCGGCTCCCGCGCCAGCACCATCCCCATCCCCGGCCCCGGCGCCGGTCCGCGACATCTTCGACGAAGCAGCCGATGAGGTGGTTGCCACCGACTTAGCGCCGCGGCTCAAGGCGTTGGACACCCGCATGGAGTCGCTTCGGTCGCGGCGACGTGGCATCGGGCCGCAGCATCCGAAAGAGTGGCGCGCGGCGCAGATAGCCGAACTGTCCAAGGGCATGGACGAGACCAGGGCCGAGCGCGACAAGCTGGTGTTGGACAACCGCACCTTCCTAAAATCAGCGGGGCGCGAGGACGAGATCAGGCCCGTTCTCGCCCGCAAGTCGATGGAGGCGATGCTGAGTCAAGCGCGGCTGTTGGCGCTGGAGGGAGTGGCGCAGGACCAGCAGGCCGTCGGCCGGATGCGGATGGAGAACGAGCAGGTAGACCCGGAGGCCGACAAGCTGGCGGGGTCGGCGGCGCCGATGCTTTGGGCGCAGACGAAGCAGAACATCACGGCGCAGGACCGCAAGCTGTGGGGGCGGGCCAAGGAGTATCTGGCCGGTTCGCTACGTGGCGAGGACTTGCGCGATGTCGCCAGCCTGCCGGAAGCGGACCGCAAGAAGTTCCTGGGCTTCGTGTTCGAGCAGACGGTTCCGGCCACCGAGCGCACATACATGGGCAAGGTGAGCGAGAACGCCTTGCGCGGCACACAGTCGATGGCCGACAACCTGGAGGGGTACTTCAGCGAGATGCAGGCCGGCTGGAGCAAGGGCCGGGCGGATCTGCACTCGCAGTTGATGGGGCTGCGGAAGCAGATCACAGAGCAGGGCGGGAAGCCCGGCGACGTGCGGACGGGGTGGTCGATCATGCGGCCTGGCGAAGACCCGGCCGTCCAGCAGCTGCGCAAGAAACACCAAGTGGTCGAGTCTGCCATCGCCGGTTTCGACCAGGACATCGCGGCGACGGAGCGCATGAAGCGCGACGCCAGGCAGATGGTCGCGGCCGGCGACCCGCTGAACGCCGAATCGTGGTACGGCCAGGGGCTCATCGACGTGGCGGGGCAGGTGCCGAACTGGCTCATGTCCGCGGCCATCGGCGCCATCCCGGCGGTGGGTCCGGCCGCCAGCGTGGCGTGGTGGGTGCCGCAGATAATGACCCCGAAGCTCGACAACCTCCGGGCCAAAGGGTTCAAGGTCGGCAACACCGAGTTGGCGCTCGCGTTCCTGTCCAGCATCCCCGAGGCGGCCATCGAGCACATGCAGGTCGGCGGTGCGACCGGCGCGTTCGGCAAGATCGGCGGCGCGGCCCGGCAGGGCGCGTTGACAGCGGCGCGGCAGGCGGCTCAGGCGTGGCTCGTCGAGACCGCCAAGTCCTGGGCCGGCGAGATGACCGAAGAGGTGCTCCAGGCGCTGAACGACAAGGTATTCTTGGCGGTGGCCGGCGCGCTCCAGGCGGAAGCGCCGGAGATCGACTGGGCGCAGGAGCTCGCGGAGTTCAAGGGCGACATGGGCCGGACGGCCGTGTCGATGGCCTACATGATCCTGCCGGGGTCGATGGGCGGCGGGGTCCGGGGCGCCGGGGCGGCTGTGCAGCAGCGCGCCGCGGTCAACGCACAGGAGCAAGCGGTCGGCGCTCAGGTCCGGGATTTCCTGGACTCACAGCCGCAGTACGAGGGGCTGGCCGACGCCGAACGGCTTGGCAAGTCGGAAGCCGCTGCAATCCTTGGGGTTGCGCGCAACGACCCGGCGATAGAGTCGGCTGCACAACGTGCACGGATCCACGAGCACCTGAAGGCGGAGGTCCAGGCGCGGGAGATACTGGCCGCTGAGAAGCCCAGCGCCGAGCCCGTAGCCACGCAGGAGCCCGTCAAACCGGCCGATGAGCCCCAAGCGCCACCGGACCAGCAAGTCGCGCCTACGCCCACAGAACCGCAGGGAACGGCCAAGCCCAGCATGACCGAGGCCGAGGCCGGGGATCTGGCGAAGGCGGCGAGCGAGAGCGACCTGACCGAGATGCCGACTCCGGCGCTTGGCAAGCTGGCGAAGGAGTTGGGGGTCTACGAGCAGGCGCGCGGGAACAAGCCGCTCCCTGCCCGGGCCGACCTGATCCGGGCGGTGGGCGAGGCGCAGCGGGCGCAGCCCGGCGTCACCATCGAGATGCCGGCGCAGCAGCCCGGCGTCACCATCGAGCTACCGACCGAGCGGCAGGCGCCGCCCCCGGAGACCGCCCCGGGCGCCGCGCCGACCGTAGAGCAGCCCAAGCCCCCGTCGGCGCCGGCCGCAGCCGCAGCCCCCGCAGCGCCCGTGTTCCCGGGCGAGGCCGAACTCGGCAAGAGCCGGTATCTGGCCAGCCCGGAGCACAAGCGGGTGGTGACCGCCCTCCTGGACCGCTACGCGCCCGAGGAGGCCGAGCAGAAGGCCCGGGAACTGTTCCAGTTCCGTGAGCGCGAGCCGGACGCCGCCACCGGGCTGATCGACGCCACCGGCAAGCGCAAGGGGATGCGCGAGGAGTTCGTGACCGCCGCGCAGACCTACATCGAGAGCGGCGGCAAGGAGCCGGCCGCCAGGGTGATGCGCACCGGGGGCGACGAGTGGGACGCGGTGGTGACGCGCGGTGGCCGGGCCTGGGCCATCAGCATGGACGTGCACAACCAGGGGTCCATCAACGCCCGGATGGGCGGCGAGGCCAAGGCCGACCGGGAGATCCTGAAGCCATGGGCGACCATCATCCGCGAGGAACTTGAGAAGGGCGACGACATCGAGGCGGCAGTCAAGCGCGCCCGCCAGCGCATCGCCGAGGACTCCTGGGCGCGCGGCTGGGCCGAGATCCCGCACGAGAAGCCGGAGAAGTATCCGGAAATCGACCCCTTGACTTTGCGCGGTGCCGGCGTCATATTTGGGGTGGAGGAGATCACGCCCGGGCAGGACCCGAAGCAGGTTACAGACCGGGCGGCTGCCAAGCGCCTGCTCGCCAAGGGAGAAGGGGTCTACGATGGACTACAAGGCAGACCTGGAACGACTGGGACTCGGGCACATGTGGGGTCGGCCGTGGTCCGAGGTAAAGAAGGCCCTGGAGTTGAAGATCGCGGAACTGGGCGGGATATTGGCAGAGCAGGCCCGGGCGTACAAGCTGAAGCACCAGCCGAACCCGCCGCCGCCGAAGCCGTAGTTGCGTCCCCGGCTCCGCAGACTAAACTGCGGAGCATGGACTACGACGCCTTGGCTACGGAGTCCTATCGCAAGGACGAGGTGCCCGACGGGTGGTATGTTCATGGACGCGGCGGCCATCAGCAGTTGGGCGAGTACGTTACGCAGCTAACCCGCAACTGGAATGTGGCAGAGCAGTACGGCCGCAACGGGTCCATGTGGCTGATACGCCCCCGGACGGGGGCCAAGGTTCTTGACGCGGACGATGTGGCATTGGTGGATGCCGTTTGGAAAAAGCTCAATGCGGACTACGACGCAGGCAGGATTGTCGGCGCAGAGTTGGAACGTCTTGTGCGCGACTACCGCGAGCATGACGACGGTGGGCGTGCCGCGTTTCAGGAAGAGGTCAGCCCGAAGAACATAGTGGGTTCGGCTGAACTGTACGACATGAACGACTTTGCCTATTGGCTGTACGATTCGATGGGCTATCAATTCGTGAGAGGTCAATCCGGTAGTCGCAATGCGTGGGGTGTGGTACTGGACAAAGAGGGCATCGACGCTGGCAGGGTTCGGCAAGGGCCGCCGACAACCCCGCCTCCTGCGCCCGTCAAGCCGCCCAAATCACCTGCGCCAGTCCAACCGACCGCTGCCCCCGCCGCCGAAGCAGTAGAACCCGCACAACCCGCGGCTCCGCCACGCGCGGAGACCGTTACGCCTCCGCCGGCACCTGCGGCGGAGGCAGCCCCCGAGTCGGTCACCCGAGCAGTGGAGACGGAGGCCGCGAGGCCCGCCTATACGGAGCTGGTCAGCGACTTGAGCGCTGCGGTCTTGGATCGTTCCTTCGATGCCAAGGCATACGTGGACCGACACGGCGACAAGCAGTTGGTCGCCGATACGGCAGCCTTCATCACTGACGCCAACAAACGCGGCAACATGCGGATGGGCTCCGAATCGCTCAGGAAGGTGCAGGCTGTAGCGAAAGAGGCCGCGGCGCAGATCGTCAAGTCGGCCCCCTCCGCCAAGCCCTCCTTCCCGCCGCCGACCGCCGCGCAGAGGGCGGAGGCGAAGGCCGATACCTTCATGGCTCGGTTGCGCTCCGACGTTGAGCGGCTGAAGTCTCAGCCGAAGCTTACCGCCGAGAACCAACAGCGCTACCAGCAAGAGATCGCGCCGCTTGAGGAGCAGGCCAAGGCGCTACGCGAGAAGATCAGCAAGGCCAAGCAGAAGTTCCAGAGCACCAAGGCCGAGGCGGAACACGCCGACATCACGCACCGGATGAACGCGGTGTACGAGCGGCTGTTGGCGGATCAGAAGGCGGAGGCGGAGAAGCCGGCACCGGCCGCTTCCCTCCGCACCGCCGCCGAGTTCCGCGCGCGGGCTGTAGCCGCGGGCTTCGAGCCCGACCACGTTGACGGGATGCTGGCGGTGATGGCGGCGCGGGCGAAGTTGCGCGGCGAGGACGCGGACCAGTACATCGCCAGCCGGATCGCCGATGTCGTCAAGGGCGGGATCGTGCCGAAGGGGGCGCTGCCCCAAACGCACAACGTTCCGCAGGGGATCATTGCGCAATACAAGGCAAGTTCGTGGCGCACAGCCGGGTTCGTGTTGCCGGATGGGACGTTGCTGGGGCAAGTGGGCAGGCACAAGGAAATTCCCGCCTTGATGGGCTATGGTTCCGGATCTCAGGCTTCTACCGATCCAGCCATCGAGCGATGGATGCGCGACTATGGTGTCGTCCGGGCCACTCGCTTTCATTCGCAGACAGGCATCCAGTCTACAACCATCCCCACATGGGCACAAGCCGAACAACTGGCGGTAGCGGCCGATGGGCTACCAACCACACTGGAGGCTTATGATCCGGAGGCAAAACGCCTCGCATATGAGCAAATAGATAGTCCGGATGCCGAAGCAATTATCAGGTTCTTCTCCCGGTCCTTCGACCCGGAGAACCCGAACATACTGATGCAGGCGGAGCAGCGCGACCTTGTGGCGCTGCACAACCTGTCGGCCGAGAATCTGTTGCACGCTGCGAAACTTGGCGGGTTGGCGGCGCCGTCGCTGGCGATCAAGCGGACCGGGCAGGAGTTCGGCGGCTTCGGCGAGATCACGCTGATCGGCAACAAGGAGATGGTCACGCCGGGCGGGAGCACCAAGGTCTTCGGTTCGGACGTGTACGCGCCGCGCTACCCCGAGGTCCGGTCGGAGATGAGCAGGGCCGACCAGTCGAAGCTGGAAGCGTTCTACGCTAAGGTCTACGAGCGGTATCCGAAGGCGCGCGGCCGGATCACCATCGACCCGGCACAGTACGACGTGCTGCGCGTGCAGGACGAGGCGGAGACGCGGGACTTCTCTCGCGCGCTTGAGATGTCGTTGGGCTCGCAGTTGGCCTACATGGAAGAGGTCGGCAAGGCGAAGCCCGAGTGGAAGAACCTGGACCGCGACGCACTGGAGAGCGAGATCCGCGGGGAGGTATGGAGCAACCCGGAGGGCAAGCCGACGTTCTCGGACTGGGCGCGGGCTCTACCCGCCCGGTTGGGGCTCAACCCCAAGGAGCAGATATACACCGGCACCACCTACACGGGGCGCCGGCGGTACATCGCCCACACGCTTGAGAACGTCGTCCGGATGCTCAAGAAGGACATCCGCTCCGGCGAGGGGTTCAGCTACGGGACCGGCAACGTCCGGGCGCTGGTGACGCCGCAGTTCCGCACACTGGGGGCAGTCCGACGCGAGCGCGGCAAGATCGTCAACCGCGAGCAGTTTGAGGCGCTGCGAGAGGAGACTACCAAGGAACTCGTCGCCATCGCCACCGACGCCCAGCCGTACATGAAGGCGAAGCGGGGCTTCGGCGACCTGGATGCCTTTGTCGAGCACCTGTCCGAGATCGTCGAGACGCACAACGCCGGCAAGGTCTGGACCGACTACTACGACGACCTGCCCGCCGAGGTCAGGAACCGGGCGTATGAGTTCCTCAACAAGCTGCGCTCGATGCCGACCGAATACTTCGAGGCGAAGCTCCTGCGCGGGGTCGGGCTCAACGAGTTCGCGCACGCGGTGATCCCCAAGACGGCCTCGCAGGAGGTGCGGGATGCACTGGCCACCCGGGGCGTGAAGGTCACCGAGTACGACAAGTCCATCCCCGGCGACCGGGGCGCCAAGGTGGCCGAGGTCTCCGAGCGCGAGAACCTGCTCTTCCAGCGCAACAAGGGCGCGGTGAGCTTCGCGGACGGCCGGGCGGTGGTGCACGCGCTGGAGTCGGCGGACGTGTCCACGCTGGTACATGAGGTGGGGCACATCTTCCGGCGCGACATGACGCCGGCAGAGACGGCCGTGGCGGAGAAGACGTTTGGCGTGACGGATGGGAAGTGGACGCGCGAGGCGGAGGAGCGGTTCGCGCGTTCGTTCGAGAAGTACATGCAGGGCGGGTTGCCGCCGTTCTCGGGGCTGCGCGGGGTGTTTCAGAAGTTCAAGACGTGGCTGACGGAGGTCTACGGTGCGCTGCGCGGTAAGCTGGCGGCAGAGGAGCGGGCGTTCTGGGACTCGTTCCTCGGCAAGCCCGCCGTCCCCGCCGAGGCCGCGCCGGCAGAGCAGGCGCCAGCCGCCGAGTCTCCCGCCCCCCGCCCCGCCCGGATCGAGGAGGCGAAGCGGGAGGTAGAGGCCGCGATGGACGCGGCAGGGGTGCCCAAGGGCGGCGCGGAGGCAGAGCCCCCGGCCGAGACCCAACCCGTCTCAGCCCGAGACCGTTTCGTGTCTACTCGCGAGATGATGCACATCCGCAAGGGTTTCCACCGGGGCAGCCAGCAAGAAGCCATTGAGGCGGCCGCCAAGAGTTCTGCCGAGTCGAACGCGCCTCGATACGTCTATGCCACGGCGGCGGGCGCCCAGGTGGTCAACGAGGTGCCGGTACTGCCACCCGGACAAGCGTACTTGGAAGTAACCGCCACGCCTACCAAGGGCGGGCACAACGTGACCATCGAGCGGCGCGAGGGCGGGACGCCCTTGACAACGGCCCCCGAAGGCGCTACGGTAGAGGAGGAGGAGCCCAGTGGACCAGAAGCCGCGCCGCAAGATCGACTGGAACCGGCTGCGCAAGACGCAGGCGGAGATGGTCCGGCAGGGGTTGGCACGGCGGGCAAAGACACCACCGTCCACTTCTCCGGCCTCCCCGACCTCGCCACCCGTTACGCCGTAGTCGAGGCCGAAGCCCTTATCCCGTCGCACGTTCCGGGCGTTGGGCCGTTCAAGAAGCGGGACGATTACCTCATAACCAACCCGCGGGACTACTCCGACCTCAACCTCGCGGCCAAGGTGCATGAGCACGCGGCGGCCAAGCAGGCCGACTGGTTCCTGGCCGAGTCTCCCGACAGCACGAACGGACCGCCCATCGTCACGGCGGACGGCACGGTCCTGTCCGGGAACGGCCGGGCCATGACACTGCAACTGTCCGCCAAGCGTGGCAAGTACGACTGGTACAAGGACGCCTTGGTCGCCAAGGCTCCGGCCGTCGGCATCGACGCGGAAGCTGTGCAGGGCATGAAGCACCCGGTCCTGGTGCGGATGTCCATTGAGGCGCTGACCCCGGACGAGATGGAGAAGTACGCGAGTTCCGGCAACGTCGGCGCGACCTACGAGATGAGTTCCGTCCGGGAGAACGCGCAACTCGGCGACCTGATTGACGACTCCCTGCTTGAGACTGTGCGCTTGGGGCTGAAAGAGAACTCGAACCAGAGCGTCGGGCAGATACTTGCCGGCGCCGATGGCCTGCGGTTCCGGCGGGAGTTGAGGCGGCGGCTGTCCCAGGACTTCCCGCAGAAGCTGGCCCGCTTCTTCGAGGGCGACGGCGATACGCTGTCCGATGCCGGCAAGGTGCAGACCCGCGACCTGCTGTTCACCAAGGTCTTCGCTCCGGAGACCATCGAGCGCATGTCGCCTGACTGGAAAGACAAGCTGGAGGGTTCAATCCCGCAACTGCTGAAGTTCAACCGCGACTATCCGGAGAAGACCCCGGTGCCGCAGATCGCGGAGGCGGTGGAGTTCCGGCGCGGATGGAAAAAGAGCGGGCAGACGCTACGCGACTACTTGGACCAGAGCTTCATGTTCGGCCAGACCCCGCCGCAGATATCCCCGGCGGCGAGGATGATGCTGGAGTTCTTCGACGAGAACGGCATCCGCAAGGTCCGGGCGGGGCTGACTGACTTCTTGCGGGAGTTGTCTACGGGCGCGGGACTCTTCGCCTCACAGGAAACCCGGACCACCGGGCAGATAGCAGCCGAGACACTGGGCGTGGAGAGCCGCAAGGGTGCTGACTTCGGCCTTGGCGCCAACAACACCTTCTTCACCAAGCAAAAGATCGAGGACATCCGCAAGCAGCGCAAGAAGCGCGGCCCGACGATGGGCAGCGTCCTGGGCGGCATCGACCCGCTGTTGCTCAAGCAGGCGTTCTACGAGGGCGGTTACTGGGTCGAGGCGGGGCTACGGCAGTTCAAGTCGTGGCTCAGCACGATGAGGCAGAAGTACGGCGGGCTGGGGCTGAGCGACGAGCACCTGAAGCAGTTGTGGCAGGACTTGGCGGGCTTCCGGCGCCGGGTGGGGCTGTGGGAGCGGCAGGTAGCGGGTGCGGAGCGGCGGGGGACGGTCAAGGGTGAGCGCACCGCGCGCCGGGCCGCCGTGGAGCTTGGCCGTGCCGGTGTCCGGACGATCGAGGCGACCAAGGCCGCCGGGGTCCGAGACCTCGTGGACGTGGGCCGGGCGGCGCAGGCGACCATCGACAAGACCGCCGCGGCTGGTGCCCAGGCCGTCGAACGGACCGCAGCCGCGGCCGAGAAGCAGCGCGTCGCCGATGTGGTGAGCATCGGCAAGGCGGCGGCGCGGCAGATGCAGCGCGAGGGGCGCCAGACCGAGAAGAAGGCGACCGCCGAGATCAAGGCGACCGCCAAGTTCGTAGCCCGGCAGACCCGCTTGCTCAAGCGGGCCAGCGACCTGGAGATAGCGGAGTACGCGAAGGAGCGGCTGGGCAAGCAGGATGCTGACCGGGCGGTGGCGCTGTTGCCGAGGCTGGCCCGGAACAAGGCGACGCTGGAGGCACGGGCTGAGCTGATCGACTGGATCAACCGGGTGGCCGACGCGCGGGCGAAGCAGCGGGCGGTGAAGCAGGTGAAGACGGCGTTGGCCGGGCTGCGCCGGGACTTGACGCCGGAGACGCGGGCGGCGCTGGGCGACATCGCCGGCACCTTCAGCCTGACGCAGCCGAAGGCCGCGACCTTGCGGGCGGCGGAGGCGTTGCTTGCCGCGGCGGAGGCGGCGCAGGTCCGCGGGCCGATCATGGACATCCTGCCCGAGCGGATCGCGCGGGCGCGCAAGCTGTTGGCCGGCGCCGACAAGCCGTTGCTCAGGGACATGGAGCTTGAGGACATCCAGGAGATCGCCTCGACGCTCCGGCTGCTTGCGGAGGCGAACAGCCAGCAGGTGGCGGACCACATGGCGAAGCTGGCGGCGGCGGCGCAGGAAGACATCGCGTGGTCTCAGCAGAACAACAAGCAGGTGTTCGAGAAGGCGAAGTACGAGATCGAGACGGGGAAGCGCGGCGAGCTGCCGCACATGGGGGCGCTGCACAAGTTTGTGAGCGTGATGGCCCGCATGGACTTCCCGGAGATGCTCCAGTGGCTCTTCGGCACCAACTCCCGGACTTGGCGGGTGCTGACTCACGACCTGTTCATGGCACAGGAGCGCGCCCAGGGTATTATGACGCGGGGCGACGATGCGATTGAAGCGGTGCTGAAGGCGCAGGGGTGGGGCATCAACGAGCGCCGCCGCCGAAGCGAGGCCCTGGACGTTCGGGCACACTGGATGAAGAGCACCACCCCGTTCCGAAAGAGTCTGACGCAGACGGTAACGCTGGAGCTGCCCTCCGCGATGGCCGGAGAGAACGAGAAGGTGAAGCCGAAGCGGCTGGCGAAGTTGGAGTTGACCAGCGGCGAGCGCATCGATCTGCTTGGCAAGTTCATGGACCCTCGGGTGCGGGAGGCCATCCAGAGCGGGACCGGCTTGCGCTTCGAGGGCCGGCGGCTGTCCGGCGTCGTCTACCTGACCGTTGACGACATGAACGTCATCTGGGAGAGTGCGCCGGCCGATGAACACGCTATCGCCGAGGCGATGCTGGCAGAACACGCGACCAACGGGAAGCTGATCGAGGAGACAAATATCGCGCGCCAGGGCACTACGGCCGAGATGAGCCCGCTCAACTGGCCGATCCGCCGGGCACGCGAGGAGTTCGAGACTGATCCGAACGAGGGGATCAAGAATTGGCAGTCCGACAACGTGATGCCGAAGCACGCCGGGACACTGAAGGCCCGGACCGGAGGGCAGATCAGCATTGTGGTGGAGGACGCTTTCGCCGGCTTTGCTCACCACACCGCGCAGATCGCCGCCTACGTGGCCAAGCAGCAGGCGATGGAACGGATCATCCGGATACTGGACAACCAGGATGTCCGAAAGCAGGTAGGCGACCGGGTCAGGTTCGGGCTTCAAGCTCTCGGGCTGATTCGTGAGACGATCCAGCGGTTCAGCGGTTACGCCAAGTCAGACAAGTACGCGGCCGAGACGTTGTTGCGCAGCTTGCTCCGCGGGGTGCAGATAGCTTCGCTCGGGTTCAAGACGCACGTTATTCTCGGGCAGGCGGTTAGCGCGAACAAGTTGCAACTGGTCTTCGGTGCCGGCGACTTCGCGGCGGGGCTGGCCAAGTCGGCGGCCGACCTTGGCAATCACGCAAAGGAGTTGATCGGCAAGGGTTACAGCCCGATGCTCCTGGTGCGGACGCAGGGGAAAACGACACTCGATCTGTTGAGCCCGGGCACTCAGTCCCGAGCGGTAGGGTTCCGGTTCGGCGATCCGGGCAACTTCCTGTCCCGCGCTAGTTCCTGGTTGCTACAGGGAAGCGACAACAAGGTTACTTGGGCAGCCGTGGAGATGGGGTTTAGCGAGGGGCAGCGGTTGGGACTCACGGGCGAGGATCTTGACACCTACGCGGTCCAGCGCGCAGCAGAGGCCATTCGAGAAACCCAGGCCACCGCCGACCCGCTTACGATCAGCCCGCTCTTGCAGGAGGCCCGCGAGCGACCCGCGCTGAAGCTCATCAACGGACTCATCTTTGCCGCCGAGCGCAACAAAACGACTAACATTCTCATCCGCGAGGGGTTGCGCTACCGGGACAGCGCACACACTGCGAAGGGCAAGGCGCGGCTGGTCCGTGCCGCCAGTGTAGTTTTCATGGACGGGGTACTCTACCGCGGGGTCAAGTACCTGACCGGCCGCGGGATACTGTCCCTGGCCGGGCTGGTGGCGCTGGTTTTCACGGGCCGTAGGCCGCCGGACGAGGATGAGCGCAAGCGCCGGTTGGCACAGCAGTTCCGGCGCGGCGTTGCGCAGGATGTGCTGGGACTGTACCCGGTGGTGGGCGACGTGGCCGGCGAGGTACTGGAGAGCACCTACCGGATCGCCAACGGGGAGCCGGCGGAAATCAGGCCGACCGACAACCCGGTAAGCCAAGTACTGGAGGACGCCGGCCGGGGCACGGCCGACCTAATCCGCGCCCTGGCAGCCGACGAGGGGGAGACCTTCCAGAGCGGGCCGGACGAGGGCAAGTCGAAGCGCGCGGTCCTGGCGCAGCGGGGCGCCATGCGGTTGGGCGGGGCGACCGCCGCAGTCGCGGGGCTCCCGTGGCCGGCGGTCAGGCAGTTGGGCCGGCCGGTGGTGCAGGCCGTCGAGAGCGCCAGGCCGATGGGCCAGTTCAACGAGGCCGCCAAGCAGTCCCGCCAGGCGCTCCGGGAACTGGAGAAGGCCCGGGACGCCGAGATCCGCAGCACACAGCCCGACATCGAGCCAGAGCAGCTGGCCAAGGAGCGCAAGTCCCGGCCCGTTGACCTGGGCATCGAGGCCCGCGCCCGGACCATGAAGGCCGTCGAGGACATCATCGACCGGCTGACCAAGGCCGCCAAGTCCGACCCGGCCATGACCCGCTACGCGGACGCCGCCGCGCTGGTCGGCGCCGGGCTGCCGCTCCGGGCCGGCGAGCCCAACCCGTTCGCGCCGGACGCTCCAGAGGCAGTCAAGCGGATCGTCGGCCGCACCGCCGCCGGCCGGGCCAAGGAACTGACCAGCGCGCTGCCGGTCGCCCGCTCGCGGGTCGAGACGCTGGAGCACTACAAGGCCAACCGCGCCAGCCGCACCAGAGACGCCGAGGTCGCGCGCGACTTCTTCTCCCGCACCGGCCTCACGCTGGAGCAGGCCGTCAAGGCCATTGAGCTGGCACCGCTCTCCGAAACTGAGACGCTGAAGGAGCGCAACGTCATGCTGGCGCGGTTCCGCGCGGCATGGAGACTCCTTGCGATGTAGTACGGGGGCCTGTAGCCCTCGACGGGGCCACTCGGCAGTTCGCCCCCCAAGAGTCGGTGGCCCCGTGTTTTTTGTGGTGTAGTTGCTTGACATCATCGCGGTCCTGCGCTATCCTGCCTGTGGACCTGGGCGGGGACTGAGGGGCAACAGCGATGATGCGACATCTTGCGAACTTCAGACTGACCGGCCGGCGCGTCTGGTCTCCTCGGCCCTGCCCAGGTCCGAACGAGGCCCTAAGCCCGGCCGGTCTCTCTGGCGTTCGTGAGGCTGTGAGGCCGCGGGCGGAATGGGCCGCTCCGGTCACAGTGGAGGCCGTGGTCCCCCCGCGGCCTCCAGCTTTTTCATCATCCCCCGGGCCGGCTGGACATGACACCATGACCGGCACCAAGCGCCGGCCCGGGGTGCCCTTGACGATTCGGGAGTGGGCGGCGCGGCAGGCCAAGGGGATACCCGGAAGCGCCGCCGTGGCCGAAGACACGGGACTTGCGCATGGCGTTGCCCTCACGCTGGGCAGCACAACGGCAGGCCGCCGCTCGCTCCAGTCCGAGTCCGGGGACTGTTCCCCACGGCGGATTGTAAATCCGTTGCCCGTTATCAATAAGTGGGGTGGCAGGGCGTGTGGTCCGATTCCGCCAGTCCCCACCAAGCTTCTCGAATCCGTCCGCGACATCCGCAAGGCGCTGGTCGCCTGCGCGGTGTGCGGCTGGCTGGCCGTGCTGGTCCATCTGTGGATGCGGTGGATGCTGGAGGGCGGGAGATGAACACCACAGTACCGATTCACCAATGGACCCACACCGGAGACAAGGTGCTGGTACTGAAGTGCGTCGGCGCCGACATGCGCGGGCACGGGGGCTTCCCCTATCCGGCGTCCGGGCCGGTGGAGTGCCCGGCCGAGTGGCGCGCGGAGTGGGGCGGCGAGAAGCCGGGGCAGTGGCGCGGTGGGTGGACGCCCGACACGAGATGCGGCGCTGGACTGCACGGCTGGGCATGGGGACTCGGCGTCGGCGATGGGCGCAACGCGGACTATAACCCAGCGATGGCCCGATGGCTGGTGGTCGCCTGCGCGCCCGCGGATGTGGTCGGCAACGTCGGAGACGGCCAGAAGGTCAAGTTCCGCGCTGGCACGGTAGTCTACTGCGGGGACTGGCGTGGCGCCTATGGGCTGGTAATCGACGGGCTGATAGCGTGGATAACCTCGGGTGCGGGTGGCAACGCCGCCGCCTCGGGGGAGAAGGGCAACGCCGCCGCCTCGGGGGAGAAGGGCAACGCCGCCGCCTCGGGGTGGAGTGGCAACGCCGCCGCCTCGGGTGCGGGTGGCAACGCCGCCGCCAGCGGAGAGAACTCTAAGGCCGCCGCCGGCCCCTGCGCCGTCGCTGCCGCCTCTGCCGAGGGCTGCACCGTTACCTGCGAGTATGGCGGCCTCTGTGCGGTGGTGGCCGAGGGCTGTTACTGGATACCCGAGCCCGAGACGGTGCTTGTGCAGCGGTGGGTCGGCCAGCGCGGCTGGCAGACGGCGGTGCTAGTGCCCACCAAGGCCGAGATCGGCAAGACGCTGCACATCGTGGCAGGAAAGCGGGTGACAGAATGAAGGCGCTGAAGTGCGTCCTGTCTTGGACGCTGACCCGCGGCGAGCAGGAGATCGACGGGCAGCTGGAGGTCGAGATCGAGCCCGGCGAGAAGCGGGGGCCGCACTGCCCCGGCAGCGGGCCGAGTCTCGGCGGCATGAAGTTCTACGCTGTACGGAAGGAGGTGAAGCTGACAGAGGCAGAAGAAAACGCGATCGCGGAAGAGTTGCTGAAGCGCGAGAATCCGACGTACGAGTAGGAGGAGGACCACATGGCTCTCAACATCGTGAAAGGAGTCCGGAAGCCGCCGCGGATTGTGATCTACGGCGAGCCCAAGGTCGGCAAGAGCACCTTTGCCGCGAACACGCCCAAGCCGGTATTCGTGCCGATGGCGGACGCAGGGATCGACAACCTGCCCGTTGACGCGCTGCCGGTGGCGAAGTCGTGGGCAGAGGCGCTGGCCAACATCAAGCAGGTGGCGACGGAGAAACACGACTACCAGACGATGGTGGTGGACACGCTCGGCGGGCTGACCGACCTGGCGGCGGATTTCGTCTGCAAGGCCAAGTTCAAGGGCGACTTCGGTCCCAACGGTTTCTTGGCGTTCGCGCAGGGCTGGTCGGCTACCAGCGAGGAGATGCGGCAGCTGATCCCGCTGTTCGATCAGTGCACCGAACGGGGAATGAGCGTGCTGCTGACCGCGCACACCGGGGTCACGACGGTCAGGAACCCGGTCGATGCCGACTACTCGAAGTTCTGCCCGGCGCTGGACCGCCGGGTCTGGGCGCGGTTCGCGGCCTGGGCCGACATCATCCTGCGGGCCGACTTCGAGTACAGCGTCGTGGACGTGAACAAGAAGTCGAACAAGGGCCGGGTGATCGGGACGACGACGCGGATTCTGCGCTGTTCTGGCACTCCGGCCGAAGATGCCGGGTGCCGGGCAGGGTACGAGCTCCCCGACAGCCTCCCGCTCAGTTGGGACGCGCTGGCCGAGGCGCTGGGCAGGGACGGCGAAACGCTCCCCGAGGTCCAGAAGCGTTGGGGGCTGTTCACCGCAGAACAGCAGCGGAAGGCGATGGCGTGGCTCGGGGTCAAGGACATGAAGGAGGCGCCGGTCGGCAAGATGCGGCAGCTGCTCAACCGGCTGCGCACCATCGAGACCGGCAAGAACGAGAAGAAGGAGACGACCGATGGCAACTGAACACCCGTCCGGAGTCTTTCAGGCGACGGTGCTGGACCACGGCTTCAACAAGGCATCGACCGGGACCACCCAGTTCTGGGTCAAGTACCAGACGGAGCGGGGCGACATCGTTGCCTACTTCGCGATGACCGACAAGTCGGTGGAGTACACGGCGGAGAAGGTCCGGGCGATGGGCTTCGACGGCGGCGACTGGCGGGCACTGGCCGACGGTTCCGCGCTGCGCGGCGCGATCTGCAACATCGAGATCAAGGCCGATACCTACAACGGCGTCACGCGCAACAAGGTCGCGGCCGTCTGGAGCATCGACGGCGACAGGCCCGGGCAGTTGTCCCACGAAGACGCGGTGAGCATCAACGTGGCCCGGTTCAATGCGGTGCTGAAGCGGGCGCCCGCGCAGGGGCAGCCGCGTACCAAGCGCGGCCCGACCGTCGAGGACTTCGATCAGGCCGAAGCCGCGGACGCTGGCCAGGACGACGAGCCCCCGCCGAGCGACGACAGTATCCCTTTCTAGTCGGGAGGTGACGTGTGCGGCAGTTGACGAACAGTTCGCTCAGCGTATTCCGCGACTGCCCGCGCAAGTACCTGTACTCCTACATGATGGGGCGGCGGCGGCTGGCAGCCGCCGCCCCCCTGGAGTTCGGGCGCGCGTGGCATCGGCTCATGGAGCCCTGGTGGATGGGGACCGGCGACGTGAAGGCCGCGATGGTCGAGGCGGCGAAGACCGTGGCCGTAGACCAGGCACCGAAGCTTGCGGCGATGATGGCTTGTTACCGGGCGGTTCTGCCCAACGGCACGCAGGCACGCGACGAGTTCAAGGTTCTGGCCGTAGAACAGACGTTCGAGAACTTCCGGATCACCAACCCGGACACCGGCCGGCCGATGGCCGACTACGCCCTGGCCGGCAAGGTGGATGGGCTGCTGGAGGACAGAGACGGCGGCAAGTGGGTGCTGGAGCACAAGACCACGAGCGACGATATCGTGGGCTTCGGACCGTATTGGCAGCGGCTGAGCATCGACCTCCAGATCGCCTACTACATGTTGGCGACCGGGGCCAAGGGCGTGCTCTACGACGTAGCCCGGAAGCCCGCGATCAAGCTCTGCGGCAAGGACGAGAAGGAAGCCGCCAAGATGGGTATCTCACCGGCGGACGCCTACCAGCAGCGGTGCATCGAGGCCATCCAGGCCGACCCGGACGCTTACTTTCAGCTGCGTCCAGTGGTCAAGACCGCCGATGATCTGGTCGAGGCCCAGTCCGACCTGTGGAACCATGCGCACATGTTGAGCGAGTGCGAGAAGATCAACCGCTGGCCGCGTAACTCGAACGCTTGCCGAGGGTTCTTCGGCACCTGCGAGTTCCTCGATGTCTGCACGGGGCAGGCGAGGATCGACGACGATACGCTCTACCGGACCAAGCACGACACGCACGAAGAGTTGACAGACACCCCCGATGCCGGCTGACCCACGTCACTGACGGGGCGGTGGACAGGGGGCAGACGGAAGGGGCCGCCGATGCCTGACTACAACGACTACCGAGTCCCGCGGTCCGGCTGGTTTCGCCACACGGCGACGGTCAGCGTGATGGTGCGGCATGTGCTGTGCCTGGAGTGCGGGGATCTGGTCATGTCGGTGCGGACGTGCGACGTGGACGAGGTGACGCGGGGCGTCACGGCGGCCTGCCGCAAGCACCGGCTCCAGACCGGCCACCGCTCATTCCGGATCGCGGACGGCAGGATGGTGGAACGGGCGGTGGCGGAGAAGGCGGAGGTGGTTGGTGGGTGAAGAGGACGTTCTTGAGGCGGTAAGGGCTGCCCAGCGGGAGTTGGTAGCGGAGCGGAAGCGTGCGGACGAGTGGTGTCTGCGGTTCTGGTCGGTGCTGGTGGGGTTCGTTGTTCTGGCGGGGGTGGGGTTGTGGATTGTTCATCAGACTGACGTGGTTTCCCGCCGTCGTTGCGAGGTATGCAGGAAGCTTGAGCCCAAGCCGGAGGCGTTGTGGATCTGTCCGGAGTGTCGGCCGAAGCTGGAGAAGGGTGGTGGTTCGTGACACTTGGGATGGTGTGCTGGCGTTGCGGGCGGTCTGTGGGGACCGCGTTGGCAGGTGGTGCGCGGTGGCGGCGGGTGTTTGGGGTGAAGGGGAACGTGCCCCTGTGCCCCGGGTGCGCTGCTGAGGTGGGTGGTGAGCAGCGGGTGGCGGGGCCTGTCCACTCCTCCGGTGGTCGCTCGTGGGTGCGGTGTCCCAACCCGGTGTGCGGCGGGGTGGTGTGGGTGGGCGGGGAGCCCCGGGCGGGGGTGTGCGTCCACTGCGGCACGCGGGTGGCGGAGCACCCCGCGGAGCGGGGCCGCCCCAGCCGGCCGGACGGGGACAGCCGGCGGCGGGAAGCGGAGGCCAAGAGCCGGTGGTTGGACGGCGTGGTCTACATTCCCGGACATGGGGTGCTGAGGCCAAGAGGGGGGAGTTGGACGGCGCCCGGGAGCGCCCAGCACAGTCCCGGCCAGTGGAACGGTGGCAACCCCGACCCGGCGGTCGAGGAGCTTCTGCGGCAGAAGGCGGCGGAGAACATCGCCAAGATGCAGGAGATGCTCTGCAAGGACTTCTTCAAGACCCCCGAGACCGCCACGGAGATATCCTACCGCGCCGACCCCCCCAAGGCCGACCCCGCCAAGCCCGTGGGGCCGTACTACAGGAGCTCCGCCTCGCTAGACTTCCACAGCACCCGCTTCTGGTGGCTTGGACAGGATGGCAACGTGTGGACGGCCACAGTATACGGCGTGAAAGAGATATCGGAGGGCTACAGCAAGGAGTCCTTGGCCCGGGACATCGCCGCGGGTCTGCTGGTCCCGGAGCCCCAGCCCACGGCCTCGAAGCCCCCCGAGCCCGCCACGGAGCCACCGCGGCGCTGGAGGCCCCGCAACGACGCATTCACTACGTTTACGTGGGATGGCAAGCAGATGTGGGTGGAAGGGCGTTACGTACCTCTCGCGCGGGAGACGTTCTTCCCGACTCCCGCGATCTTGCGCGAGCATCTCGACGGACAATACCCCGGCGAATACACGGAATGGGAGGATACGGAAAGGTGCGGTGCGAAGTGACCACGACAATCGACATGCCCCGTCGGCTGGCCAAGGCGGAGGCGACGATCCTGCTGCTGAACAGGCGGATAGGCGAGTTGCAGTCCATGCGTGACCGGCTGCGCAACGAGTTGGCCGGCGGCACGAGCGACGAGGCCGCCAAGCTGCGTGCGGAGAACGAGTCCCTGCGCGCCGACCTGGCCAGGGCCGAGCAGCGCCGCAAGGATGCCAAGGCCGAGGCGGACGAGTACGGCGCCGCGCTGGATGAGGTCGGCGACTACCTGCTCAAGCTGGGCGTGCCGGTGCCGATAGAGGGCTACCGCGGCGCGCCGACCCGGCTGCTCGGGGACATCATGACGGCGGTGAGCCAGCCGGCGGCGGTCAAGGCTGCGGACGAGGATGGCGAATCGTGAACACCACGTGCGGCAACTGCGATTGGTTCTTGCCCTATGACGGGCACAGAACGGGAAAGTGCAAGCTGCACAACAAGTGGGTCCGCAGCTCGACCGACAAGCGGCGATGTTTCGTCAACGGCGCCCAAACGGCTAACGGGATGCTGACCCCTGACAGATTGTGGGAGAAACACGTAGGCGAGGGTCGGCTCCCTTGCGGCTGTTGCTACAACGAGAAGACGGGAGACATCACCGCGCTGTGTGGCGAGCATCGCGCTGGCAGGGTGGTGCTTGATTGAGGCGGGTTGACATCCCCGGCGTCCCTGTAGGGAGGAATAGCCATGCCATTTGGCCGAGATGAAGCCGGCCGCCGTCACGCGGCCAGGGCACATGCTGAGAGAAGCCGCACCTGTGGCCAGTGCGGCCGCACCATCCGGGGTAATGCCTTCTGGCCGCATTGCAACCGGCACAGACGCGAGCACGCGAAACTGATTGCCTCGCCGGGGCATGTGGCCCTGTGGGGAGCGATAAACGCCTTCGCCGACGCTAAGAGCATCCCGGAACGCGAGACTGCCACCGTGACTGTGGAGCGCGCCCTTTTCCGTCTGCTCTGCTGGTGGAGGGATGAGTGATGGTAACGCAGGCCGGCGGAAAACCGATCTTCCATGTTGAGCACATGAAGGACGGCACGTTTCAACTGGTCAGCCAGGAGGGCGACGTGTGGGGGCTGGTGATTGGCGACGCGCACGATGCCCTGTCTTGGTGCCAGACGCTGAACGAGGTCTACTCGGCGGGCTACCACAGCGCATGGGCCGACCGAGAGGACGAGGTCCGCGGTCTGCGCGGGTTCAGGCGCAGCGTGGAAGAGGCGTTGAACAGCGGGGATGGGAGCTACCGGCCATGAGCGAGACGAAAAGCCTGATTGCCATTGTCCACATCAACGCGGACGTACTGGTCAGGTTCCCGCCCGGCATCCTGCGGGACGAGCACATAAGCGATGAGGGGGCGCTCAAGGACGCCAAGCTTGCCGAGGCCGCGAAGAACGCGGCCATTGGCTTCTTGAGCCGTTCCGGCGAGATCGACGGGGCCGGTGATCTCGACATCCCCTTCTGCTCGAAGCCCAACGGTTGCGAGGGTAGCAGCATGATACAGG